GGCGGGGCCGGACGAGCCGGCCCCGCCGTCTCTTCCTTACCGGGTCCCGCCGGAGACCGCGACGCCCAGGCTGCCGATGTCGAACTCGACCTTCTCGGCGGTGTCCACGATGTCCGCGCCGATCGCGGTGATCAGGCGGCCAGCCCCCTCGACCGCGGGCGGGTTGTTGTTGTCGTCGCACTTGATGGCCACGGCCGACTCGAACGAATCGCCCTTGAACCAGCCCGCGTTGTACTTGGGCTCCATGACGCCCTTCGCGATGGCCACAGCCTGGATGCGGGTCATCTTGCCCGCGGGGCCGCCGGTCGACGAAAACGCCAGGGGGTTGCCGTTCAGCAGCAGGTCCTGCTTGATGCTGAGCATGCACTCGATCTTGTGGCCGTAGCCCCACTGCCAGTTCGCCCCGGGGATGCGGGCGCCCCAGACGTAGATCGCCGGGCTGCCCGGGAGGTGCCGGATCACCTCGACGCCGATCCCGTTCAGCAGGTCCTCGTTGATCTCGGCGCCCTGGCCGTTCGGCAGGTCGGTCTGCAGGGACGAAAAGAGCGGAGACAGCAGCGCGTTCTGCTCCGCGTCGCGGCTGTCCGCGATGTGCGGCCCCTGGTTCTTCGCCGTGTTCTTCGCCCGGATGCCGTGCCGCGCGCCGGTGAGGGTGCAGAGGAACTTGGCGCCGCCACCCGTCGGGTTCACGGCCAGGTAGCCGTACGACGGGTAGCACACCCGGAAGAAGTTGTTCGGCACGAGGTTCGCCCGCAGCCACGCCCGGGCCGCGGCGCCCGTGCGGTCCACGACCGTCGACGGGACCTCGACGCGGGCCATGAAGCCGACGACCGGGGCCAGGTCCAGAAGCGCCTGCTGGGCCAGCGGGTCGGTGACGCCCGGCTGCGCCATCTCGATGCAGCCGACGTCCATGGCCTTCAGGGCGAAGACCGGAGAGGTCGACGTGTCCCAGATCGCGGCGTAGTGGGTGTTCGCCAGGTCGGCGACGCCGTCCCGCCCGACCTCGAACTCCTGGAGGAACTCCAGCCGCCCGATCGTGGGGGTCCCGCCCACCGCGGTCGCGTCGTCGGTGATGCCCGCGACCGCGTTCAGGGTGCCGTCGGTCGCCTGCAGGTTGTAGGCCGGGCCGTAGAGGCCGTCGTCGGCCGTGATGCGCAGGCGCTTGTGGGCGGAGACCGTCTGGACGCTCGCGATGACCTTGCCCGTGCCCGCGCCCACCAGGAGGTTGAACTCGGCGACGAAGTCCTCGATGGTCTGGGTCGCGTGCCCGGTGGCCGTCACGGTGACCGCCCCGCCGCCCTGGAGCTTGTACTTGAAGGTCAGGCCCAGGGTGTTCTTGGTCGTGTCCCAGTTCTCGGTGCCCTGGAGGTAGGGCGCCGCCGGGGGCGCGACCAGCGCGGACACGTCGTCCAGCGGCCCCAGGGTGATCGTGTCGTAGGTGTTCGCGTACACGCGGAACCTGCGCGTCACGTCCTTGCCGCCCGTGCCGGTGGCACCGAAGGCGAAGGGGTGGAACCAGGCGCTCAGCTTCGACAGCAGGCCGACACCGGCGGCGGAGACCGCGAGGGGCCGGACGTAGACGGTCGTGACGTCCGCGGCGGCGTGCGGGGTCGCTCCGGCGGTGACCGTGAACCCGGAGAGGAACGGGTGCGGCGCCGGGTACGGGGTGCCGACCGTGCCGCCCGGCAGGCCGGACGCCAGGAGCCGATTGCCGCTCAGGTCGTAGGCGGCGACCGTGAACGTCGTGGCGGCCGTGAAGGTCAGCACGTACCTGTGCGGGACCATCGCGCCGCCGTCCAGCAGGGTGCCGACGGTGCCGTTGCCGGCCCCGGCGCGCGTGAAGTTCAGGACGCGGAACCGGACCGTGTTCGCCGTCACGCCGCCGGGAATCGCGATCTCGGCGAAGTTCGCCGGCTTGTGCTCCTCGTGGCTGGGGTCCTGGCCGTTGGCGCTGTCCTCCGCCTCCATCTCCCACTGGGACTGCTCCAGGCTGGTCGCCACGGCCTGCGGCCAGTAGACGCCCGCGGTGGCGGTGGCGGCGGGATCCATGACCAGCGCGTCCAGATCGGTGCGGACCACGCGACGGTTCTCGATGCCCGTCAGCCGGAACTGGCTGGTGGGGTCCACGGTGCCGTCCTTGACCACGACGGCGAGCCCGCGAGGCTGGCCAGCGGCGTCCAGGTTCTCGGCCCGCACGCTCCAGTAGCCGGTGCAGGAGGCGGTCACGACCCCGACGAAGTCGCCGCGCACCACGACGACGCCCAGGGCCGTGTTGCTGGCGATGGTCCAGGTGCGCCCGCTACCCGCGAGGGTGAAGGCGAAGCCGGCCAGCTCGTTCTTCTTGAACGGGAACGCGGCGCCGAGGCCCGTGTCGAACGTGGACCCGGAGATGGCCGCGGCCGCATCGGCGACCTTTCCGCCGTAGGCGTTCGCCATGCCGCCCCAGCGCCCACCGTTGGACGCCTTCAGGGCGCCGACCTGAGCGGCCACCTTCGCGGCCACCCGGCCCGCGGCGTAGGACGTGTCCACGTCGCGGTCGAAGAGGTACGCGACCGCCACCCGCTCGTTGCCGTCGGTGACGCGGATCGCGTAGAGCTGCCCGCCGCCGTCCGCCTTCTTGAAGAAGTGTCCGGCCGCCAGGGTCGCCTGCAGGTCCGCCGTGAACCCGCCGAACTTGTCCTCGGTGCCGATCAGGCGCTCCGCCATGTCGCGGGTCAGGGGACCCATGATGCGGGGGTTGCCCTCGGAGTCCCGGACGAAGCCGCGGGGGTAGGCCCCGCCGTGCAGCGCCACCCCGTTCGGCGACAGCTTCGCCGGCCGGTCCCCGGTGCGCACGCGGACCAGCGTGCCTGCCTTCTGCCCAGTCGCGCCGTACTCGAATACCTGCTCCATGTCACGCCTCCTGCGAATGGATTTCCGGCGCGAAGCCGCCGGGCTGAAGAACCGTGTCCGAGGTCTCATCCCCGGGCCATTCCTGCCACTGGGCAAAGATCGTGAAGCGTCGGGCAGCCGCACCGCCGCCCGTGACGGGAGATGGCCCCTCGTCCGACAGCAGGTCGATGAAGACACACAGCGATGTGGAGGGAGACGCCAGGACCCGCCCCTGCTCCACCCACCGCCCGATCGCCTGCCAGATCCGATCCCGGTCCGTGGTCCGTGCCGCCAGGATCTGGCAGGAGACCTGACCGTCGATGACCGTGGGCGCCCGCACCGAAACGGCGCCGCTGCCATCCGGGGCCGGAAGCGTCACGAAGCCCGACGAGGCCCGGCGACGAAGCGTCGAGACCCCCTCGAAAACGACTGCGGGCAGCCGGTCCGTGAAGTGCTCGCGGTCGCCGCTGTGCTCCATCCACGGCGTCCACTGGTAGCGGACGTGGTACCGGTGGCCGTTCGTCCAGTCGCTCGTCGGCGTCCAGGTGCGCGCCGCGGCGTCCCAGGCACCGGACACGGGGACGCCCAGCCGGGTGTCCGTCGTCGTATCGTGGACGCCGTCGACGCCCAGGATGTTGTAGGGGACCTCGGGGAGTCCACCGGCGAAGCGCAGGGCGTCGCGGTTCTTGGGACCGTCGCCCCCGGCCACGAACTCCTGGGCGCCGGCTACGGCTGCATGCGCCTCGCACGCCGGGATCAGCACCCGGTGCAGCAGGTCATCCATCCAGGAGGACGCGCGGTCGGGGTCGTTGCCGACCTGGTCGAACAGCAGGCGTGCCACCGCAGCCACGGCCAGGAAGACCGGGGAAGCGTCGGAGGCTTTCGCGCGCTGGAGGCGGACCACGAAGCCCAGGGCGGGCCGGGCCCAGGCCACCAGGTGGGCGTACAATTCATCCGGGCTGGTCCACTCCCCGGCCGCGGCCACGATCCAGGCGGACGTAGTGGCATCCCAGCGGTACTCCGCGACGCCGTCGGTCAGCCGAATGCCGACGCCGGAGCGGCCGGCGCCGGTCACCACGGAACCCGAACCCCAGGCGTGCAGCGCGCCGACCCGTCGCACGGACGTCCGGTAGGTCCCCGAGGTGAGGCCGGACTGCAGTTGCATCGCCTGCTCGTACTCCCCGCCACGCGCACGGTCGATGCGCAGCACCGGAGCCGTTTCGATGCCGGTACAGGTGGAGGCACCCCACGGGTCCCCGTCGAAGTCGGGCCCCCAATAGAGCACCACGCTGTCCGTCCGGACCGCCATCTACGCGCCCCCGCTCATGTCCGCGACCGCCTCGACCTGGGCCCCGGGCTGGACCTGGACCAGCACGCTTTCCTTGATGCCGACCAGCCGGCACGCGGCGGCCAGGCGGTCGTCGGTCAGCTCGTCGGCGAGCCCTGCCATGCTCGCGGTCTGCGGGATCGCGGCCAGGATGACCCGCAGCAGGCCGCGCACCCGAGCCAGGTCCTGGGTGGTCTCGACCGTCAGCACGAGGCACCTCCAGCCCGCGTGAAGACAGGCACCCGCTCGCCATCGACTACGGCCGTGATGGCGCCCCACCCGCGATCGTCGATGCCGAACAGACCGTTCAAAAGGCCGAGGACGCCGACCTCGAACGGCTTGCCCGGGTCGTCGTCCACATGCCCGACCTGAATCGTCGGGTCGTCGGCGACCACCTGGTTGCACTCGACGCGGGCGCAGATGAGGCGGTACGCGGCCTTGGAGTCCGCCTTCGCCAGCCGGTTCAAGACCTCCAGCGCCTCGTCGATCGTGATGGACTCGCGAATCACCGCGCACCTCCCGCGGGCCCGCATGCCGTCGTCCCGTCCGCCTGGTAGTGCAGTACCTGCCCGGCCGCGCACGGGGTCGGGATGCAGGTGACCTGCCCGGCGTCCGTGTACCAGGGCACCGCGCCGGCGCCGCACCGAACCGTGAAGGGGATGGGCGCGGGGGAATGGACCGTGCAGACCTCGTCGCCGTCCGCCGTGGCCGCGATGCGGTGGGCGCCGGCGTCGAACGTCAGCGTCGCCTTCTCGCGGGCCTGGAACGTGTGGCCGCAGCCCGACAGGGCGGTCACCAGGGCGAGCGTCGCCACCACCCCCAGGACCCAGGCTCCGATCGCTGCCGCCTTCACCGTGTCCTCACGCGTCCAGTCCATTCCGCACCTCCGGCGCTACTTCTCCAGCGTCCCCTCGACACCCCGGGCCTCGCGGTCCTTGGTGCGCCAGTCCAGGATCTCCAGCGCGGCGTTCAGCAGTTCGATCGCCTCGGCGTTCGGCTGGCACGCGAACTTGCCGCGCTGGTAGAACTCCAGGCGGTCGACGACGGCCGCGATGACGGTCGACACGAAGGCGCCGTTCGGCTCCTTGCGGTCCTCGCCGCGACCCAAGGGACCGCGCTGCCACGCGATGGCGAACCCGGGTCCAAAGGTCTGTCCGCCCTCGGGAGCGCCGTCGGCGTCCGTGAACTGGTTGCTCGTGAAGCCCTGACGCATCGTTCTCTCCTGTTCCGGCCACCGATGCCCCGTCCGAGCACTCCCCAGTAACTCGGGCGGGGACTCGGGGGTCGGACCTGCTACAGCCCCGCACCCCCAGCCGGCCCACCCGGGGCCGGCCCAGTCGCCCTGAGGGCGAGGTAGAGGTCCATCGCGGCGCCCACGGCGCGACGAGCGGCGGACGCCAGGGCCGCGGAGTGCATGGAGCCGTACGCCTCCGCGCAGTCCGCCCCGGCGACGCCGGCGACCTTGGCGACGCACACCGCCTCGCAATCCCGCTCCGACGTCCTGAGGCACGTCGAGACGCACGGCAGCGCCGTCGCCGACAGGGACGCCAGGCAGGTTTCCGTGGCATCCACCGCGGCACGCTCGGTGGGCGTCAGCGCCTGGTACCAGGCCGCGCAGCTCGTCATGGACAGGGCGCCCAACAGGCCGGCCAGGACCACGAGGCTGGAGCCGGGCGGAGGCGTGCGCAGTCGGACCCTCGAATCCGGGTCAAACCCCGTCACCTCCGTCGTGATGGTGGAGCCCCCGGAACGCCCCGCAGTGCCCGCGGCGCGGAACAGGGAGAACCCACCGGCGGCGCCGAGCCCGGCCACGATGCCCACCCAGGTGCCGAACGGCCCCCCAGGGATCAGGGTCAGCAGCCCGCCGAACAGCCCGCCCAGCGCGGCGACCACCAGCCGCTTCGGCCAGGCGCCCAGGGCGGCGACCGCGGGGACACGCTTCAGCAGCTCGAAGGCCGCGTACGCCAGCGCGCCCGCGAGAGTGGCGAATGCGATCGGGATCATCGCCCCAGGGTCCGCCGGCACGGCGACCAGGTCCTGGGCCATGGCGACGAGGGGCAGGGCGGCCAGCATCAGAACGAGCAGCATCAGGCGAAACATCGATCCTCCTCCGGGCCCGGGGCCCGACCTTTCGCGCGCTACACCAGTCCCTGCCAGCGCAGCAGCAGCCACCCGACGCCCAGCGTCAGGGCAGGGCCGATCAGAAGCGGCACCACGATGGACGCCCAGCGCATGGACGTGTCCCGGCGGTTCGCCGTCGACTGCGCCTCAGCCTCGCGAAGCTGGCGGTGCGTCTCCGTGCACGCGGGTACCAGCACGGCCTGGGACTCCAGGATCCGGACGCGCTCCCGCAGGTCGGTGAGCGTCCGGGCCCCGTGCGCCAGTGCCTCGTCGTGTCGCTCGATGCGGGCCGCCTGGGTGCCCTGCATCTCCAGGATCCGCTTGATGTCCGCGTGGATAACCTCGAGAGACGCGTACAGCCGGCCAACGTCGTCGGTGCTCACGGATCCCCCTCAACCCACCCGGGCGTACTGAAAGTGCATGTCGTCGCGGGACTTCCCGCCCCACGTTCCGCCCCACACCAACCCCCACGCCTCCATCAGGTCGATGACCTGGGCGGCGGCTGGCGACTCCCGCCACCAGGTCGCGCGGTCCTGCTCCACCCGCTCCCACCGCCCGTCCTGGTCCAGGTCGAAGTCCACGGCGAATCCAGTGGCGTGCGTCGTCAACGGCTGGGCGGGGTTCCAGTTCATGTGCCTGAGGCAGTAGGACGAGGCGCGACCGGGGCGGTACGTGGTCAGCGCCCGCACGTCGGCGAGCGCGGAGATGAACGCGCCGGCAGCCCGGCGGTGAAGCGCGAGTTGGCCGACCAGTGGGACCTCGAACGAACGGATGTTCCGAGTCCGCCACGCTCCGCCGTCGGTGAACACGCAGGCGCCGGGCCGGGCGGGATCGTCGGCGATGATGGAGTCGCCAGGGCCGTACACCATCCGGAGGCTGGACTGCTTCGGGGTGCGGCGCCGGACCGTCTCGCGGACCGCGGCAACCGCCTCCTCTCCGGGCGTGACCGGACCGGACTGGAGGGCGCGGGCGTAGGCGAGTGCGGTGGACGGGCCGGGATCGTCGTCGATGGGGCCGAGGTACAGGCCGTACGACTGGAGGCGAGCCTGGAATTGCTGCACCAGGGTCATGACGCACCTCCGCCGAACCGCCGCTGGACCAACCCCTCGTACCGCAGCGCGCTCTTGGCCTGACGATTCAGCGAGCGCGAGACTGCGTCGGTCAGCTCGGCCTTGGTGAAGTCGCGGAACTCGGGGGACTCCAGGACCTGGCGGAGGAAAGGCCGGGGCGGGATGATCCACAGGAACTTCGTGGCCCAGCCGCCCTGCTCCATGGCCGCGTCCTTGCCGCCCTTCTTGAACGGCGCCTGCAACTTGTCCAGGATGGCTTGAGCCTTCGCGCTGTCCCCCGGTTCTTTGCCCTTCGCGACCCGCTGCAACCGGGCCATGACCGCCCGTCGTACCCCGGGGTGCTTGCGCAGATCGATGACCGCCCCCTCGTGCAGGGCGGCCGCGATGTTGACGAGCGGTTTTCCGTCCGCACCACGGGCGGTGCGCCTCACCCCGAACCACAGGGTAAGCCCCCCATCCGTGACCTGGGACGTGATCGCGGCGATCAGGTCGCTGCCCCGGCCACCGCCCACCAGCGGCGTCGACGTGCCCTTGAGGGCGATCGTCACATCGCTGTTGGGGGCGTACTTCTTCGCAGAGATCAGGCGCTTGGCCATGCCGGAGGCACGAAGGCCGATGCGGCTCAGGGCCTTGCCGCCCTCGTCTTTCAGCGCCGAGCGGAGGGCGTCCGACTCGAAGGCCGCGATCGTCTCGCTCCACGCCCCGAAGCTGCCGCCCGTGACCATCAGTCGTCCCTCCGGGCCGGCATGTCGGTGTGGAAGCTGTAGGCGCTCATGACCCGACGTGCGATGCCCATGGCGCTTGCGCCGGCGCCCACGAGGTAGAGGTTCCGGCTTTCGAGGACAGCGCCCTGACGGTCAACCACGCTCTCCAGGAGGTCCCCGATAGCCGGGGTCCACGAGTTGGCCTGGAGATCGGCGACGCGGAACACCAGACTGCAGGTCACGTCGGGCACCCCGCCGCCCGGTCCGCTCCGGCGCATGCCGAGACCGTCGGTGTACTGGCAGCGGATGCTGAAGCGACGACGAGAGAGCGTGCCGAGGACTTCCCGGGACCGGGCATCCTTGGGAGCATCAGTGGGCAACGTGGCGATGTTCGCCCACACCCACCCGATGAGCGCCGGCCCAGCCATCAGCCACGCTTCCCGTCCTTCCTGGCAGCCGCGATGGGCGCCGGAGCCTCGGGCGTCACGACCTTGGAGAACTCGTTGATCCGGATCTGGACCTTGAAGGGGAGGGCACGTGCGGCCGCGATGTCGGCCTCGGCGTACAGCAGGATGGTGTCGCCGGACACGAAGTTGATCTTGCCGAGCTCGGGCAGATGCACGTTGTAGTGCGTCGGCCCGTCCAGCACCAGGATCGTTCCAACAGGCTTGCTCGCCATCGTCAACCTCACAAGACGGCCGCGCCGGCGGGCCGTCGGTACATGGCCAGGACGCTGTCGACCTCGGGGTTGCCGCTCCAGGGGGCCGACACCGAGGCAAGGCCCGTCGTTCGGCCAGCTACGCTGATGGATGTCGCAGTCGCGGTTCTGCGATCGAGGGCCGCGTCCGCGTCTCCCGCCTTCGGCAGCAGGTCGATCACCCGCTGGATCAGGGCCCGCTTGACGGCCGGCGGGCAGACGCCGTTGCTGAGCAGGCCGAACGCGCCCACGACCACGACGTTCCGATGGCCGCGGGTGAACCGTCCGGCGACCCGGTCCAGCATGAACCCGTCCTCGAGCACGTAGTCGGCGGCGGCCAGCGCCGAACCGTCGACCGACACGGACGTGATGCTGATGACCCACTGCGGGAGGGGCAGCGTGAATCCGCCCAGGCCGTCGAGCCGGTAGGTCTTCGGCCGGGACTCCCACCAGGTGCCGGTGTCCCGCTCGGCCTTGTCCTCGACCAGGGCGATCCGGGACTCCACGCGGGAGTCGTCGGGCTCGACGAAGGTGCTGCCACCCTCGGCCCTGATGTCGGCTACCGTCACGTACCGGCCCATGGTCTCGCCCCGCGTCCCCCGGAGGGGCGTCGCACTACTTGATGCGCTGGATCGTGATCCCGTCCGGCCACGCGGTCGTGATGTCCACCGGAGCGCCGCCGTCGTGCTTCGCGGTTACCCGGACCGCCCCCGTGGCGGGCAGACGGACCGACGTGGCGACCGTGACGGTGGCCGGGAACTCGCCCGAGGCAGCCCCCGTACCGCGCGCCAGGGTGATCCACGTGTCCGCGGCGACCTCGTACTGGATGTCGACCTGACGGGTGCTGCCGGTCGCGTTGGGCGCGAACGTCACCCCGGCCGCAATCGTGTAGGTCCCTGCGTCCGTCACCGTGTAGTCGTACGTGACCGCGTCGTAGGCGATGGCCGCCGAGGTGGTGACCGAGGTCGCATAGATCACCGGCGTCTCGGTGTTGTCCGCGAGGGTCTGCGCGCCCGTGTGCACCCGTTCGGCACCCGCCAGGGCCGTCCCGCCGCCCGCTCCACATTCCCAGGCGGTCGCCCCGGCGTTGACCACGGGGACCTGGCCGGCGATGCAGCTGTTCAGGGCTAGGTCGCCGAACAGGATCGTCGCGTCCAGGATCTTGTCCGTGGTGACGGCGTCCGACGCCAGCTTGATGTTGGACACGGACGACCCTGCCAGCTTCGCGGCGCTGATCTCACCGTTCAGGATCTTGACCCCGGTGACGGCGTCGGAAGCCAGGCGCGAGGCGGTGACCCACCCGTCCGCGGCGATCTCGGCCAGGGCGCCCTCGACAGTGGTCGCCGCGATCTTGGTCGCCACGTCCTCGACGCCGACCAGGCTCGCCCCCATTCCGTTCGCGACTGCGATGAGGACGCTGTACAGGGCCATGTCGGTCGAGGCGGTCCCAGAGTCCGTGGGGTCGCCGTCGGCGTCCAGGGTGCAGACGTGGCCCGCGGTCGGGGTGCCGGCCCGGCGGGCGTACCCCAGACCGACCTCCTGGAGCACCGTCTCCGCGGTCGTCCCGGTGAAGTATTCGCCCGCGTCCGCGATGGACACGTTGGCTCCGGAGGCCGTCCCATCCAGCAGGAACCAGCGGCCGGTCCCGGACGCCGGGGCGAACACGGTCGTGTCGTTCCCGGCCGTGCTGGACTGCGCGTCGAAGGCCGCAACCGCGTGCAGGCTCTCGACGTAGCAGAGCTGCTTGTCCGTGCGCGCCGTGGCGCCGGTCGCCGCGATGGCCTTCAGGGCGGTCACGTCGGCGACGGGGCTGTGCACCCCCGCCCGGACCCCGGTGAACAGGGTGTCCTGGGCTGCGAAGATGGTCGGGAGCTGGTCGACCTTGCTCCCGGCCCAGCCGATCTTCGAGGGGTACGTGAAGTTCGTGCCCGAGGTCTGGGCGGTCGCCGGCGACGAAGCAAGCATCGCCATCGCCAGCACGAGGGTGGCCACCACCTTGAAGAAGCCGGAGCCCTTCAGGCGCTTGAACGCGTCGGGGGGCACGTCCGCCTCGGAGACCTGGTCGCCCTTCGTGATCGCCTGCTTCAGGTAGGCGGCGTTGAAGCGACCGTTGTGCAGGTACTCCAGCACCTGCGGCTTCTTGGTGGCCTTCTTGATCTCGGTGGTGGGGTCGGCGGCCTCGCCGCTGGCCTCGATTTCGCTGGTGGTCTTCACGATCGGTCTCCTCGTGATGCGAGAGAGCAGGAAGCCGGCGGTCGCAAGCGCGTGGCCTGCGACCGCCGGCGATGCCCGGGCGCCGCGCCGCTACGGCGTGATGTCGTAGCCGATGCCGATCTCGTCGGCGAGCGCGAACTCGAAGTCCACGCGGGCGGAGATCGTGACCTCGACCAGGCGCTGCTTCGGCTGCCGCTGGGTCTCCATCGTCATGCCGCGACGGACGCCGAACGCCAGGTTCTTCGGGCGCTGGATCGTGACCTGGCCGTTCGGCATGAAGGCCTGCGGAACGACCTTGACGCCGTTCCACCGGGGCAGCTCGCCGTCGACGGTGACCTTGTCGCCCAGGGGAGTGCCGCGGGCGCGCAGCTGCTTGAGCCACTTCTCGGCGTCGTCGACGCTGACCCACAGCTCGAACTGCTGCTTGATCGCCCGGAACTTCGCCGGCAGCGTCTCGTAGACGCCGGGGAAGATCACGTCGTCGAAGTCGGCGGCGGCGTAGACGGCCGCGGTCAGGTCAAACTTGTGGACCGTGGACTCGGCCTTCATCAGCTTCGGCCAGCCGTTGTTCAGGCGCAGGAAGGCCTGGATGCCGGCGTCGCCATCGACCGCGGCCTCGTCGCCGTTGAAGCCCAGGTCCGTCACGTCGTTGAAGAAAGCGATGGCGAACTCGTCGGCCAGGGTCTGCTCGCCGCCCTCGCGCTCGATGTTGTCCTCGAAGAACATGTAGCTGGGCGAGTAGGTCAGGACGACCTCCCCGACCGACAGCTCACGCTTCGAGGGGGTGAGCGAAGTGTTCCCGGCCGCGGTCACTTCGCCGGGCGCCCGCAGCAGGCGGCTCCCGAGGGCGAACGTCTCGAGGTACCGCTTGTCGGAGTTCATCATGTAGGGCGTCACGGCGCGCAGCGGCGCGCTCTGGTCGACACCCTGCCGGATAAACCGGTCCTCCTGCTCGGGGAGCAGGCGGCCGACCGAGCCGATGGTGGAGCCGGAGGTGATCTCGCCGCTGCGTTCCGTCAGCAGCCGGCCGCGTCCGATGTTCGGGTTCATGGTTGCGTCTCCTCGTTGATGCCTTGTGCCGTCGGCCCCAGAGGCCGACGCAACGCCCTCGCTACGCGTCCGTCTCGGGGTACCCGAGCTGGGACCGGAAGAAGTTCTTCATGACGTTCGGCTTGTCGTTGCGCGTCTCGACCTGGTGGGTGTCCGCGCCCTTCGGAGCGGGCCGCCGCTTCTCCAGGGCCTCCATGCGCTCGACCAGCTTCTGGTTCTCGGCCTTGAGGCCGTCCATCTCGGCCTTGACCTCGGCGGGGACCTCGGCGACGGGCTCGACGACCTCGCCCTCGGCCGGCTTCTCCAGCTTCTCCAGCCGCTCGATCAGCTTCGCGTTGTCCGCCTTCAGTCCGTCGATCACCTGCTGGAACTTCGGGTCCATGGATTCCTCCTCGCCGCGGGTCTCCGAGCTGCGCTCGACGCCCTGGGCCTCCTCTGCCACTTCCGTGAGCAGCCCCTCCAGCTTGGAGGCGCCCGCCTGGATGTCCTGCAGGCAGTCCTGCAGCTTCTTCATGCGCTCGGTGCTGATCTTCTTGCCGACCCGCTCGTGCAGGCGCCGGCCGATGTACGACGCGAGCGACCCGACCGACTGCTCCACGGGGGGCAGATCGTCGGCCGGCGAAACCTCGCCGCCTTCCGCGCGGGTGACGACGACCTTGCCGAGCGTCGACTTCAGCAGGCTGATGAACTGGTCAGCGGAGACCTGGATCGCGGCCGGCTTGTCGATGATCTCGGCGTCGGTCATGATGGCCGAAAGCACGTCGCGGAAGGCCCACCACGCCTCCGAGAGGTCCTGCTGCGACTGCTGGGCGGCCCACGCGGTCGCGAAGTCGGGCGCCGACCGCTCGGCCAGCTGCGGCAGCTCGACACCCTCCTCCTTGGCGAGGGGGCTCAGCGCGCGCAGGATCAGGGCCCAGGCGCTCTTGGTGTTCGCCATCTTGCGCTCCTCGCTTCTCTCGACGATGTGGGGTGCGGCCGGCGCGCTGGTGCCGGCGGCCGAGTCTTCGGTGCCCGCGTGCGCGCCGCAGCCCCCGTGCTTGGAAAGACAGGCGCCGCCACAGGCGTGCTTGCACTTGTCGTGCGGCTCTTGGACGCATCGAACGACGACGAACGGCAGCCGGGTGGCGGGCTTGCCGACCAGGCTGACCGTGATCGGGACGCAGTCCGTGAAGTAGATCAGCACGATGCGCTCGCGGGCCTTCTGGCCGTCGGCGCCGGGCTGATCGTCCTCGACGACGATCTCGGCCTCCTCCTCGACAGCCAGGAGGGAGACCGAGTAGCCGTTGAACTCGCTCGTCAGAACGCCCGTCCAGGCGTCGTCGTCGCCGATGTGGGTGCCGAGAACCCAGGAGCCCGCGAAGTAGCCGTGCTCGTCGACGGGCGGGAAGTACGACTCGATCGGCTGCAGGCTGCCGTCGACCTGATAGTCGTGCTCCTCGTCGATGCCGCGACCGTGGGCCAGGAAGCGGTGACCCAGGATCTGGAGTTCCTCCGCCGTGAAGCAGCGGTTGTCGTAGTGGATGCGGCCCTCGGCCCGGGCCCGCTCGATCTCGGACCGTGGAACGACCTGGCCGACCGAGTAGCGGGTGAGGGGGACGCCGACCATCCCGAACACCTGGCGCAGCGCCTCGTCCCGACGGACGAGGGTCGCGGAGCGGGTGAATTCGCGATGGAGGCCGATCATGCGGTGACTCCCAGGCGCGGCGGCCTGGGGCAATCGAACGACATGCGGCGGCGAACGTCAACGATTCCGGACCGTTCCAACCTATACGAACGCCGGTCGAAATCGATCTATCCTGGGGTCATCTTGACGCGATCCTGTACTGTTTCGCGAGCCTCAGGCGACGACCATGATGGTGCGGCAGTGCGCGTGGTAGGGGGCCATGACGACGCCCTTGGCCTGCAGCTGCTTCGCGCTCAGGCCGATGATTTGGTCCGGTTTCAGCCAGGGCGACGCCACCCGAGCGGCCGCCGGGGTTTTCGAGGCGAGCATCGTGTCGCGCTGGGCCACTGCCCAGGACACCTCGAAGACGATGGAGCCGGTCGTCAGGTACTCGCAGATCGGCGAGGTGGCCTCGTCCCGCGGGTTGACCGGGATGAGCTTCTCGAACCCCGCCTCCTCCATCGACCCCACGGCACCAAAGTTGCGGGAGCGACCGACGGCGGACGACGTGACAGTCTCCCAGTAGGCGTCCGACTTCGGGCCGAACTGCGGCTCGAAGATCCCGCGCAGCGTCTGCGCAGCATCGACGCGCGACAGGCCGGCTTCGATGACCTCCGACTGCACCACCCGGGACACAGCCGACCCGATGTCGGCGTTGTAGTGCTCCCCGATCCAGTAGAGCTGGTCCTGGGCCAGCCAGTCCCGCGCTCGCACGTCGATCAGGTTGAACTTCGGGGACTCGACCAGCGTGAGGCGCCCCACGTCGTAGGTCGCGGCGGCGACCTCCTGGACCGACGACGAGACGGACGAGACGAGGCCGGGGCCCATGCGCGACGAGAAGGTGGCCAGCACGGCGTCGACCTCGGCGGCTGTCACGGCACCCTCGCCGGCAGCGAATGCGCCCAGGACGTCGTCCACCGCCTGCATGCCGCCCGCCATCCAGGCGTCGACCAGGGACTGCTGAAGGGCGGCCTCCAGTTCGGCCAGCCGGGCCCGCTCTGCCTCGGGGGTCAATCCGGGCTTGGGCTTCTTCGGCTTCTTCTTCCGCTCCTCCAGCACCCAGGCGTGGCTCAGGTCGTAGCCCCGGGATTCGTAGCAGCGACGCACGCGCTCGTCGTACGCCGAGACGATGTCGAGGCCGAGCAGGTGATCGAACGTCCGCAGGGCCTCGCAGGCCTCCGCGGGGGTGTAGGTCTGCAGGGTCATGGGGCCTCCTGGGCGCCGGCCAGGCGGGCCGCAGCCTCCCGCAGCCGGGCACGAACCTCGGGCACGTCGTGGTGATCGCGGACGTAGAACCGCACCCGCTTTCCGCTGGCGTTCGCCGGCGGCAGGTCCTCGACCCCGACGCGAACGCCGCGGGGAAGGTCCAGGCCCAGGACCACCGACCCGTCCCCGAGGCGCTCGACTGCGACGTTCGGGTCTGCGGTCCGGGCAGGAAAGCAGCGGGCGAACCAGGCCCGCACGCCCGCGAGAAAGTCGAGGGCGAAGGTCAACATCAGGTGGCCTCCGGGGCGTGAGTGTTGCGCCAGAAGTCCCACCCGCGAACGAAGTACTCCTCCTGGTCGCCGCGCCACCCGTGACCCGGTCCCACGTCGCGGGACTGCCCGTCCCGCGCGCAGACGTATCCGGCCATGACCGCCGTGCCCGGGACGTCCTTCAGGTCGCACCAGCCCGGGAACTTAGTGGTCAGCAGCGAGGTCATCTCCTCGAACTTGATCTCGCCGTGGCCGAAGTTCCACCCCTGGACCCAGAAGGGCAGAAGGTTCTCGTCCAGGCACGCCTCGGCGGCGGCCTCGACCGGGCGCCCCGACCGGGCCGCAATGGCGCCCCCGAGCGTCACGGTCTTCTGGTCGTCGGTCAGGCCCGCGAAGCCCGGGAAGGACTCGGCCAGGCGATCGGCGAGCGTGCTGGTCTTCGGCTCGACGCCGAAGCCGTCCACGACCTCGACGCCCTGCAGGCGGCGCCACCAAGCCTCAGCCTCCTTCGCCGCCATCGACTTTTCGGCCTCGCTCGGGTCCCAGACGATGCACGTGGGCACTGGCATCTTCGGCACCTGGGCGACGTCGCACTCGTCGAAGCTCTCGTGCTCGACGAGGATCCCGAGGGCGTGCCCACCGCTTTCGTACCGCGACGCCACGACGCGGGCGCCTTCGGGGTAGCCCTGGGTGATGCGGAAGCACTTCCCGACGTGGAACATCCGGCAGTCGGCGTCGGCGCCGATGTTCGTGTACTGGAACCGCCCGCGCGTCCGGGGCTGGCCGTCGAACCAAAGCCAGGGCGGATCTTCTTGGGGCGGCTCGGGCTGCTCCGGGGACTTGCCCGCGCTGATCCACTCGGGCTGCGCGCGGATCTCCAGGAGCTGCTCGGTCGTGAGCGCCAGCAGGTCCCATCCCTTGCCCGCGCAGTACGCCTTGACGAACTTGTCCCGCGCCTTGATGACCTTGAACATGTCCACCACGTCGACCTCCTCGCCGGCTGGGGCCGGCTACCTCACCACGGTGCGCCGCAACCGCTGCGCGCCGATCACCACCTCGTCGCCGGACGCCTCAGCTTGTGCGATCTCGGCGCTGGCGTCCCGCTCCGTCGTGCAGTCCAGGCACGTGACCAGTACCTCGACGTACGCGTCCTTGGTCTCCCCGGTGGGGTTCCGCCCCCGCGTTCTGGCCCGAACGTTCGCGCTGCCGCACGCGCCGCAGGTCATCCGCATGAGGCACCTCCGGTCTTCGGCGGGGGCGGAGGCGGGAAGCTGGTAGGCCGCGGCTGGTTCTTCGGTGGCGGGCCGTTGTGTCCGCCACGTCCGCCGCCCGATCCGCCTACGACGTAGACCATGAACGCCAGGATTCCGAGCACCAACAGCCAGTCCGGCATCTACACCACCTCGTCCACGAGGCCGAGCTTCAAGCACTCGTCGGCCAGGAGCAGGTGCTCCCGCCCCAGGATCGCGTCCAGCTTCTTCGGACCAGCCTTCCAGCGCCGCAGGTACAGGCCCTTGTAGATGCGCTCCAGCGCCTGCATCGTCTTGGCCTCGTCGGCGATGTCCGTGGTCTTGCCCCCAAGGCCCCACACCCGGACTTGGTGGATCAGCATGACGGCCGTGCGACCCATGCGCCTCGTGTCGCAGGCCTGCAGGACCGCCGTGGCCGCGCTGGCCGCGTACCCCTCGACGCACCCGTTGATCTGCAGGCCCCGAGCCTGGTAGCCGCGAATGGCGTCGATCATGGCCAGGCTGGAGTAGCAGCCGCCACCATGCGAGTTGATCCGGACGTTCACCGGGGGCCGCTCTCGGTTCTCCCGGAGTGCTCTGGCGATGGACTCGTCGGCGGCAGCGTCCAGGTGTACCGCGAACTCGACCGCGGTGTGCGGGGTGATCTCGTCGTAGAACAGCACGTCGAGACCGACGCGCCGGACGTTCGGGTTGTCGCTCAAGCGGCACCTCCCGGCCCCCGGCTCGGCCGCGGCGGCGACTGCCGGTTGTCCTTGACGTTCGACCGCTCCGACCCCTCGCGGATGGGCAAGGTCCACGTGCCGTTCCGCAGCTTGTCAGCCTCGGCGTGCCGGGCCAACTCGGCGAGGATCTCGTCCTGGACAAACCCCTCCGCGAGGGAGAACTCCGCCTGGCAGGACCTGCACCAGAAGTGCCGATGCTCCCGGCCGCGATGCTCCCGCCGGCAGCGGGGCGTGCATGGAGAGAAGCCCCGCAGTCCCGTGGGGTCGGTCGTCTTGAGACGCGCCACGTACGCCGGGCTCAGGTGGAGGTTCATGGGCGCGTGCTCGGGGTCCCGGGGCAGGTGCCGCGCCCGCACCCTGCACTCCGGGCAATCCACGATGGGGTTGTCCCGGACGTACGCCTCGCGGGACTCCAGTTCCCGCAGGCGCTCAGCCTCCTGTCGGGCCTGCACGCGGCGCTTGGCCCGGGCCGCCCGGATCCTCAGCACCACGATGACCAGGGCGACCGCCAGGGCCGCGGCGGCGCCCACCAGGTTCCCGCCCACCTCGGGCTGCAGCAACTGGTCCAGCATCACACCACCTCCCTGCTGGCACCCATGGCCTGCACCAACTTCTGGCGCCCCTTCAAGAGGCCGGACGCCACCGCGTCGGCGAGACGCTCCGAGAACCGCTCGAAGGCGCTGTGACGTCCGCCGTCCCGAGAGCGCTCCACCGGCGCCGCGTCATCCCCGCCACCGAACCCGCCCAGCGCCTCGCTGATGTCGCCCCAGACCGGGAGGGCCCGGAAGCTCTGGACCAGGTACGACACGAAGCCGGGGGGCATCTTTTCCCAGGTCGCCAGCACGCCCTTGTCGTCGCCCGACCGCAGCTTGAAGCCGAGGACCTCGGAAAGGATGTTCCGCAACGTCGGAAAATCGGGGATGGCGCCGAGCCTGCTGCCGAGGTCGACCGCCTGCAGCCAGGTCTGGTTGTCCTCGAGCGCCGGTCCCTTGGACTTGTACCGCCACCACTTGGCGCCCCGGGCCGGCAGGATCTTCGTGTTCATGATGTAGTCGAAGGCGGACTGGTCCGGGGCCACGTTCATCGACACGTAGGTCTGCATCAGCACGTTCGCGGTCGCGAAGTTCGCGGCCTCCTCCTCGCCGACGAACAGCCCGGGCATGCGCATCGACACGCGGACGCGCCGGTGGTGGTCCTTGCGGAACGCCGCGAAGAGCGCGTCGCCCTGCTGCAGGTCGTTCAGCTTCGTCACGGTGCAGGACGCGGTCTTCGCGGGGCCGCCGCCGACGGGGTTGCTCTCGTCGGGGGGAGTCGACGCCGAAGTGACGATGACGCGGTTCATCGCGTAGCTGCCCTTGGTCCCCTCGAGGGCCGCCTCCAGGGCCTTGCGATCCTCGTCGTAGGGGACGGCGTTCAAGAAGCCGATCCACAGCTTCGGGATCGCACCGTCCTCGAAATAGTCCCGTGTGGACCCGGAGGCATGCTCGTCGGACTTCGTGTCATCCCAGAGTCCCACCCAGTCGGGCAGGCCGTAGGGGGTCGTCGAGTCGTAATTGCACGAGAAGATCAGCTCGTTCGCCCAACGCGCTTCCGGCAGCGAGCCCTCCGTCTTTTCAAACTCGCCCGTGTCCATGTCGAGGTTGCGGGGGTCGCCGAGCTCCTTGAAGTAGCGCCGCTTGCCGCCGTCGACCATCTGCACGAACCGGCGGAAGCGCCGCTCCGCCTTGCCCTCGGTCCAGTCGCCCTTCTTCCGGTCCCACTTCTTGAACGTCTCGGTCACCGGATCCAGGTCGATCTCCGTCATCCGGAAGAGCCTGGCCGGGTGATGCACGAGACCGGCGATGTCGCCCGTGCTCTCGTCGCGGAGGACCTCGAGGATCCCGTAGCCGACCGTCTTACGGTCCTCGCCGAAGCGAGTGCAGGTCTCGGTCCAGGAGCACTCCCGGGACGAGTACTCCAGGAACTCCTCGAGGTCGTCCTGCTCCTCCTTCGCCTCCCGCTCCTCGGCCTCCCCGTCCGGCGTCCGCCTGGGCTCCCAGGTGTGGCCGAGGCCATGCACCGCGGTGGCGTGGGCCTTGATGCAGGGCTTCAGCGCCTGCGTCTTGTTCGGCTGGTCGGCCAGCAGGTCAGGGGACGCTCGGGGCTCCAGGATCGCGTACGGCCCGATCCCGTACTGGAAGCCGCTCTCTGGCAGCGCCTTCGAGATGGCGCCGGCAGGGGCCTTCCTGGCTCGCTGCACGACCGTGACGTGCATGCGGCCCGCCCCGCTTGAATCGTTGTTCTGCGTCCTCTGCGATTTGGTCCTGGTAGTGCCCATTTCAATCGCTCCTGCGTTACGTCCTGTGCATCGTCGGCCGGCTCATGCTCGGACGACCGCCTCTCGGCGCCGCTTCTTCGACCCTCTTGACCCCGAGCCGAACCCGGGCCCCGGCATTGCGCTTCACCAGCCAAGGACCCCAGACCCAGGCCATGGACAGGATGTCGACCTGGTCGTCGTGGATGCCCCGGGCGGGGAACGGACAGATCTCGTTGTAGAAAGGCCGCAGCCATGCCGCGTCCTTCACGACGGACACGTCGCCGGCGTCCACGGAAGCGGACACCGGGCGCGCCATGACCTCCTTGTTCGACGGAGGGATGTAGCGACGGACCTCGAAGCCGGCCAGCAGATCCCGGTATTCGCTGTGCTGGCTCTTGCCTGCCTGGCCCGGGTCCTGGGGGATCACGATGAGGACCTCGGCGCCGTCCTTGTCCGCGGTGGTCTTGATGAGCTGCTTCACGTCGTGGTGGCGCTTCCGGCAGCCCTCGACATCGAGGATGGACCACTTGCCGTCGCGGATGCCGAGGAGGCCGCCACGCGTCCAGTCGGGATCCTTGTTGTCTTCGGAGGGCTCCGTGGCCGCCAGGTCCCAGCAGCGCAAGAGCGCGTCCCAGTCCTCCGGCATGTCCGCCAGCGGGACCTCCCGGAACTTCTTCGCCTGGAAGTACTTCCCCTCCGACTTCAGCATCCACTTGCCCTCGAGGTGCTTCTGGCGCAGCAGGGGCGGGAGGCGCTCGAGCATCGCCACGTACTCCGGGTCCACGTTCGGGTTGGAGTACACGTCGGCCGGGATGAAGAGGTGGTCCGGCTCCTGGCGGCCCAGCTCCCAGGGCTCCACAAACTCGTGGTACAGCGTCTCCTCACCGGGCCCGTCCGGGTTCGCGGACCGCCAATCCCGGATCGGGACGATGTTGTCGGGCGACTTTCGGAGGCAGCTGGTCAGCAGCGCCATCTCCTCGGCGTCGAACTGCCCGGACTCGTCGGTGCCCAGGTACTGGACCTCGGAGCCGCGGTGGTGCTCGAAATCCTCGGGGCGGTCCAGAGCGCCGAAGAACAGCTCGTACCCGGACGGGAACGTCCAGCAGTGGGTCTGTTCGTTCCACTTGGCGCCGCGGCCCCAGAGCCACTTCTTGGACCGGTTGATCAACGCGTTGGACTTCGTCAAATCGGTGTAGTGGCGTCGGACGATCAGGCCTGCGTGGCCCGGGAGGTCCGCGAACATCAGCCCACCCACCAGGATGCCCTCCGACTTGGCGCCACCGCGGCTGCCCCCGAAGAGAACGTGCCGCTTGCCGCACATGTAGAGCAGCGCCTGCGGTTCCGTAGGCTTCCGGTGGTTCCGGCTGTCGGCCCAGCCAGGAGTGCCGTCCGGGATCCACGGGTTTTCGAGCACTGCTACCCGGAGGAGCGTGAGCGCCCGCTCAACCGGGCTCCCCGGCCACATCCCCGGCGTCAGCAGCGCCCGCAATAGCTGCGCGCGCGACGCTCGCATAGGACTCCATCAGCTTCTGGACCGCAGGGTCCACCTTCACGTCGATCTCGGCTTTGATGTCGGCCTGGACCACGATCGGCGCGCCGTCCTTGCCGGTGAGCTCGACGCGGATCCGGTCGTCGATGACGCCGGTGGCGCGGCAGAGGAAGCGGATCATCGAGGGGTCACGATCGACCATCGCGACCTCGTAGGCCTTGTTCGCCAGGGCGATGCCGCCCCGGGCCCGGCCGCGGGCGATGGCCTCGTCCACGGCCGTCAGGTCTTTCCGGCGGCGCCGTAGAGCGGCGACTGTGATGCCGAGTCCCTGGCAGATGTAGTCGAATGTGACGCCTCGCTCGGCGATCGTCTCGATCTCCCGGAGGTCGGGCGGCACCCATTTCACGCCGCGAGGCATGGCCTACTCCGTGGGCGCGGTCCGCTCGGCCGCGATCTCCGCGAACGTCCGGCCGTCGCCCTCGAGGACGGCAGCCAGCCCCGTGAACTTTTGCCAGCGCGTGACGATCACGTCGCAGTACGGCATGTCGAGCTCCATCAAAAACGCGTGACGGCCGGTCTCCTGGGCGCCGATCAGGGTCGAGCCCGACCCGCCGAAGAGGTCCAGGACGTTCTCGCCGCGCCGGGACGAGTACTCCATCGCCAGGCGGGCCAGCTCGACCGGCTTCTCGGTCAGGTGGACCATCGACTGCGGGTTGACCTTCTTGACGTGCCAGAGGTCCTGCGCGTTGTTCGGGCCCAGGAACTGGTGGGCGGCGCCCTCCTTCCACCCGTAGAAGGCGAGCTCGAAGGCGCCCATGAAGTCCTTCCGGGTCAGGACGGGGTGCTGCTTGTCCCAGACGATCGCCTGGCTGAAGTAGAACCCCACCTCCTTCAGCGCCGAGGGGTAGTTGGCGAGGTTCGCGTACCCGCCCCAGATGTAGAACCCCCGACCGGGCAGCAGGACCCGAGAGGCGTTCCCGAACCAGGCCCGGAGCATCTCGTCGAAGGCCTGGTCCGTCACGAAGTCGTTGGCCAGGGGCCGGTCCTTCGCCCGCATCTGCTTCGTGGTGCCCTTCGCCTTCCCGGGGCGCAGCGCCACGTCCAGCGCCTGGTGGTAAGTCTGGGCCTGCGGAGCGAACGACGACAGGCCGGCGGCGATGGCGTTGTTCGAACGGGGCTCGACCTTCACGTTGTACGGCGGGTCCATGTTGACCAGGTGGATCGGCTGCCCGCCGAGGAGCCGGTCAAGGTCCACGGGGTTGCCCGAGTTGCCGCACAGCAGCCGGTGGTCGCCCAGAACCCACAGGTCGCCCGGGTGGGTCGTGGGCTTCTCGGGCGGCTCCGGGATCGAGTCCTCGTCCGTCAGGCCGGTGGCCAGGACGCCGGGGATCAGGCTGCTGATGCGGTCGATTTCGAAGCCCGTGAACGACAGGTCGTAGCCGAACGATTGCAGGGCGGTGAGTTCCGTCCGCAGCAGGTCGTTGTCCCAGGCCGCCCACGACGCCGACTGGTTGACCATGATCCGGAAGGCCCGGACCTGGGCCTCGGACAGGTCATCGGCGAGGAGGACGGGGAGATCCTCCAGGCCCAGCTTCAGTGCGGCCTTCAGACGGAGGTGGCCGTCGACCACCGTCCCGTTCGACAGAGCCAGCACGGGAATCCGGAAGCCGAACTCCCGGATCGAGGCGCACATCCGGTCCACGACGTCGTCGTTTTTCCGGGGGTTCCCGGCGTAGGGAACGAGTCGGGAGACGGGCCACTGCTCAAGGGTCAGAGCTTGGGTCATGGAGCCACCTGTCCGTTGTGAGAATCCGCCTGGATGTCCCGCAGGCGGAAAAAGGTCACGGCCTGGTGCGCGCGGAGAACCGGGCCGCCGCCTGCCAGCCGTGACGTCATGCGCCCCCCGCCGGCAGGTGCATCCCTCACGGACCCACTGCTCGAGGTCCGACACCAAGGCCATAGGCTGCTCGCGAGGCGACTCCTGGCAGAGGGGGAGCGGGCGGCGGGCGTTCCTGCGCTTCACGGCCGCGATCGTCAGGCCGAACCACCCCGCCACGGCCTTCCAGCCCACCAGCACCGTCGGCTTGCACGCTGCCGTTCCCGGTCCCATGGGACTCCTCGTCACGGGCGCACGAAATGCCGGGCGAGCTGCCGAACCGGAAGGTGCCTGCGGTCGCTGTGGGGGATGCGGTTGTGGTGGTGCCCCAGCGTGCGCATGACTCTCCTGGCGGCGGCAAGCCTGCAGCACCTATGTGCCTGGCCTACCGCACGTCCCGGGGTCATGCCCTCACGAGGGGACGGCGATCGGTCGAATGCTACTCCTTGCCCCCCACGTTGCGCAAGAAAACCTGCGGGCCCGAGGGGGTGAGACGGATCGCCAGGGCGGCGCCGCACGACGAGCACTTCGTCTCGACGCGGGCGCCGCCTCCCTGGACCGAGACCAGGACCATGAGGAGGTGCGTGCACGCCGGACACCGGGCCTGTCCCGGGCGAGCCTGGACCTTCGCAGCCTTGAGCCACGTCGCGTTCATTGGACCTCCGCAGGCGCACTCGGGCGGCGCCGGGCAGCGAATTCGAACTCGGGAAACAGGTGGCCTTGCAGCCCGGCCAGCAGCATGCCGACAGACCGGAGGCGCTCGTCCTCGGGCAGCTTGGCCAGCACGGCCCGGTCGACCACCAGGACCGCCAGGTCGTGGGCGGGAAGCGCGGCGGCGCGGACCGCGTTGGACAGCGCCACCAGGGACTCGGCGCCGTCCTGCTGCCCGGGCGGCAGTTCCCGGACGCGGCGGAGCGCGTCGGCGACGGCACGGATGCTCCCGGCCTTGCGTCTGCTGCGGTTCATCGAGGACCTCCGTACGGGGATCCGGCCACGTGGATGACTTGGACGCCTGGGTCCTGCTGGGCCTGCGGCTTTTTCGCGAACCACCCCGCAACCTGCGCCCGCAGCACTGCCAACCGCCGCGCCTCTTCCTCGCGCCGCGCCACCTCCCGGGCCTGGAACTCCGCGACGACCCGCTCCAACGCCTCGACTCGGGCCGCGAGGGACCGCTCCTGGTTCTCCGTCGTCAGGTCGGACATGACGCCCCCTCCATCACGCGACACGCCGCCGCGTGGCTGTACCTGCCCCCGAGCAACTTCCGCATCCCGTCCAGGAGGCGTTGGCGGTCCGCTCCCTTCATGAACCCCTGCACGATCTGGCACTCGGCCAGGCGCACGTCCGCGCACCGCCGCACGGGCAGGTCGTGCGGGCATCCGATGCACTCGCGGTAGGACGACGGGACGGCCCGGGACACCAGGAGCAGGAACGCGGCCCGGTGCTCTGCGGCCTCCCCGGCTTCGGATTCGGTTCGGTAATGCATCATTCCCCCGTCGCCTTGAAGTTGTAGACGGGGCGCAGCCGGTTCGTGATGTGGACCGTCTCACCCAACCACGCTTCGACTTCGGCCGCAGGCTTGTACGCCGCGGGGGCCTCGTCCAACGTGTCGACGCCGACGCAGGAAGACCACACGCCCGCCATGGTCGCGCGGAAGTCGTCAACACTCAGGGTCCGCTTGGCCTCCTTCCGGCCCATCCGCCGGCCCGCGCCATGGGGGGCGCTCTGGTTCCAGTCCTCATTCCCGAGGCCGACGCCCAGCACGATCCCGTCCCGCATGTTCCAGGGGATGACCACAGACTCGCCTGCCATCGCAGAAATCGCGCCCTTTCGGATGATGTTGTCGTCGCCGATGAAATTGTGGACCGACTCGACAAGGTCGACCTTCGCGGGGAGCCCCTGGTCCCAGAACCCCACGATCTCGGCCGCCATGATGTGGCGGTTCAGGGACGCGAACCGCTGCGCGCGCCGCATGTCCCGCAGGTAGGATTCCGCATCGTCGCCAGTCAGGTACGCGAGTTGCCCGAACTCCGGGCGCTGCGCCTGGGCGATCTTCTGATGGTGGTTCGCGACGCGCAACCCGAAGTTCCGGGAGCCGCTGTGGATGGTCAGCCAGAGGCGCCCGCCGAAGTCCGCCCGCCCTACCTCGATGAAGTGGTTGCCGCCCCCGAGCGTTCCCGCGGACCGGCGCACCTTCGCGGGGTCGGCGCCGATGCGGGTGGCAATCTCGTCGGTTGCCGCCAGCAGCTCCGCCGCTTCGTCGGTCAGCCAGTGCGGCGTTTGCCGACTCGCGAACCCGGACGGGATGTGACCCCGAATGTAGGCGTCGAGCTTCGGGAAGTCCGCTTCCTGGATACCCAGGTTGACGGACAGCACGCCGCACCCGATGTCCACGCCGATGACGTTGGGGCAGATGCCGGGCCCGACAGGCGACGTGAAGCCGATGACGGCGCCAGCGCCGGCGTGCACGTCGGGCATGATGCGAATCTGGCAACCCGCGAACGCCGGGCAGTCCAGGAACGTGTGGATCTGCGTCTCGGCGGTCGCTTCCAGTTCGTCCGTGAAAACCTTGCAAGACGCCTGCGAACCTGTGAATTTCAACGCTTCCACTCACCACCCCCGGCGGCCGCGCCGCTCTCCTCATTCCCCACGTCGAAGATCCGCGCGAGCTGCTGCCGGTACTGCTCGACGGTCAACAACCCCTCGCGCACCAGCTGCCGCAAGTCGCCCGGGACCTCCGGCTCGGCCTTGTCGTCCCAGCCCAGGCGGGCCAGGTAGCGGCGCCGGCACCATTCCAGGAAGACGCGGCCGACCGCTGCGCAGGCGCCTGGGTGCCGGGCCACCAGGAGGCCCGTGTCCAGGTCCCGCCACCCCCGCGGCAACGCCTTCGTGACCTCGCCCGCCAGTTCGTCCCCGAGGGTGCCGACGCGGTAGACCAGCTTCAGGCGCTCGATGAGGCGGGTGGCGAGTCGCCGGGCGTCGTCGCGCTGGGCGTTCGACACCGCGAGGCGCTGCTTCAACTGGCTGCGGACGGCCTCGCGGTCACCGACGGGCGCCAGCTCGGCGGGCGCGCCCTGGGTCGCGGAGAGCCGGCGCTGCAGGTCGGTCGCCTGCTCGCGCGCCTGGTCCCGCTCCCGCACGGCCCGGTCCCGCTCGATGCGCATGGCGTCAAGCGCCCGGGCCGGGTCGGTGCGCTTCGCGGCGTCGCGGACCTTCGCGAGGCTCTTCTCGGCCGCGGCGAGCCGGGTCTCCAGCAGGGCGTTCGCACCCCGCAAGGCGGTGATGACGCGATCGGGGTTGTCGGGCATCAGGGCGCCTCCCGGGGCGGCATCAGCACGTCCTCGTCGGCACCCTCGCCCCAGGTCCATCCGGCCGCCAGGAGGGCGTCCGCGCACTCGTCGCACACGCGGACCTGGTGCTCCCCGGCGCCGTCCTGGCGCTGCACGAACGTCAATCGGTGGTCGCTGCAGAAGTACCGGTCGCAGGACACGTCGTCGCCGCCGTGCATCCCACCGCAGGCGTAGTCGATCCCCCGGTGGATCCCCGCCGTGCACCCCGGGTGGTCACAGGTCGCGGCGTGCGCGTACCCGATCGGCCGCCCCTCGCTGTCCGTCCCGCAGCTCGCCCAGCCCATCGTCATGCCCTCCTCGCGGCCAGCGCCGCCTTCAACCAGTGCAGCCGCTGCCCGACGCCCAGGCCGGCCAAGGGCTCCTCGACCGTCAGCGCCAGGGTCCGGCCGACCAGGTCGCGCCACGGGTCCACGTACGAGCGGCCCGCCAGGACGATCAGCCGGTCGCCCCGCTGGGTGCGCCGGCCCAGCTCGTCGGCGATGACCTCGCCCCACTCCCGACGGTCCGCCCGGTCCAGGTCCTGCAGCCTGCGGTCGTAGGGTTCGAGGCGCTCGTCCGGTTCCACGAGTCCGTACTGGGCGGACAGGATGAACCACTGGTCGCCGTGCCGTTCCGCGTAGGCCCGGGCCAGGAAGAACATGTGGGACAGGTACAGGTCCCGGGCGGGACGGGGCCCAGCGGCCTTCGCGGCACTGCAGCCGACGAGAACGATCGTGCTCAACACGGTCTGCGCGGTCACCGGTAGACCTCCTCGATTCCGAAGACGAGTTCCTCGGGGTCGCCGTCGATGCGCAGGCGCTCCGGCACCTCCTCGCGGTCGGCCTCGAACACGGCGCGCTTCGGCGGCGCTAGCTCCCGGGCCTTCGCCGGGATCCGCGTCCGCTTCACCACCTGGAGGTCCGCCTGGAGGTACTCCCGTCCCCGGGCGCCCGGGCGGGTGCGCAGGGACTTGCCGCGGAGGACGTACAGGTCCGTCAGCGAGGCGCCGAGGTAGATGCGGGCCGCCAGCTCGGAGACCCAGACCTCGGGGATCGATGTGGCCGGGGCGGGTGCGGGGTCGGACGACGGCGCCGGCGCGGCGGACCCGGCGCAGGCGTTGCCGTCGTCGCAGGCCGGGTCGGTCGCAGTCGCCGCCGGACCAGGTGCGACGCTGGGTTCCGGGTCGCACGTGCCTGCGGTCGCAGTCGTTGTATCCGGGGACCCTACGGGGCCCGGTGCAGGCGTTGCCGTCGTCGCAGGCCTCCGGGGCTTCCGGCGGAACCCGGGCCCGGCCACCGGAGCCGGGGCCGTCGTGGCCGCTGCCGGGGCCGCCCCGGCTTGAACCGGCTTCTCGTGGCGCACGCCGTCGTCGTCCACGTGGACCACCGAGAGGCGCGAGCGACGGGGCTCGCGTGCGGGCTTGGCCGAGGCCTCGCCAGCCGGCTTCGCGGGTCTGCCTCGGGAGGCTTCCCAGGGCCGCAAGGCCTCCAGCGCCTCTATGGCCTCCAGCGCCCACAGTTGCACCGGGGCACCGCGCTCCGACCCGGCGAAGCCGGCCGGCTCGATGCCGGCACGGCGCAAGCGATTGAGAGTCCCGCGCCGGGTCATGCCCCAGCGCTCCAGGAGGTCCGTGGTCGACGTCTGCCGTCAGCAACTTCGCCAAGCCGCCCCGGCGGACGCCTTCCCCGCCCGCCGAGCCTTCCGCTCCCAGCACCAGGCGGCTGACGCCCCGCGCCACCTGCCCCACGGTCTTCAGCGCGCTGCCCACGAACTGACATCCTGTCTTCATCGGACCAGTCCCTCCCTCTTCGCGTAGTCGGCCCACTGCGCCCCGGCGGACGCCTTCCCCGCCCGCCGAGCCTTCCGGGCCTCCTCCCGCCGCGCGTGCGCTTCGGCCCCGCCGGCGCGCAGCCAGTACTCCCCCAGCAGCACGGCGTCCGCGGCGTCGTCCTCCAGTTCCTCCGAGGTGACCCCGAGGACCTGGGCGGCCAGGACCTTCGCCCCCCGCTTCGTGTCCCCGAGGGCGCCCCGGGCGGTACGACCCAGGAGCCCGCACGCCCCCTGCCACGTCGAGCTGTTGACCCTGTAGACCCGCGGCTTGGGCACGCCCATCCGCAGGACCGCCGACTCCCAGAGCGCCCGGGACGCGGCCAGGGACTGCTTCGCCTTCTCGAAGTTCGGGTTGGTCCAGGTCTCGGTGACCACGTCCCACTCGACCCCCAGGGAGGGGGCGGGCAGGTCCGTTCCGGCGCAGAGCTGGCGCACCGCGTCGATGGCCTCGACCTGGTCGGCGACCCGGACGGCCATGGCGCCCTGGATGCGGTACCCGCCGATCGAGCCCCGTCCCCCGTCCCGGTCCGCGTAGACGCAGAGACCGGTAGCGTGGTCCGCGGGATCGATGGCCAGGCAGAAGCGCTCGATCATCGGCGACCCCCGGTCCGGGCGGGGACCTCGTGCGCGCGCTGCGTACGCGAGACGATCACCTCGCTCAACTGCGTGTACGCCCCGTTCATCAGACCTGCTCCTCGTACAAGGCGTCGACGATCCCGGGATCGCCGGCACCCTCGTCGAACTCCAGCACCTGGAAGGGCCGGAAATCGCTGAGTCCTCCGTTGCCGCCCCAGGTGGCGAAGCCGACGAGGAGGACGGGGCGGAGCATGCGGCCGGCCAGGACCTCCACGAGGGGCGGGGTCAGGTGCGTGGCGGTGATCTTGCGGCCCTGGTCGGTGCGGACGACGGCCTCGCCGGCGAGCTCGTCAAGGGCAACGAGTCGTCCGACGATGGCGTGGCGCCCGCGGGTGCGGTCCTGAGCCTGGGTCTGGGTCTCGGGGGTCATGGGGTCCTCCTGTCGAAGCCCGGGGTATTCCCGGAGGTGACGTTGTCGGGACCACCCGACAACGAAGTTTCATTGCAATTGCTAGGTGTTGCGGCCGAAATTGCCGGGAAAGTCGGGTGTCGGGTCGCCGGATGAGACACCCCTACATGTACGCGAGGATCACGTACTCGATCGGATCGGACATGGGGGGTCTGAACGCCTATAGTAGTAGTAGTAGACAAGACACGACATTTCCGACTATCCGACATTCTCGTCCCCACCTTCCGGGATTCGTTCGGTTTCTGAAATGTCGGGACCCCCGACACCTTCCGGAAGTCCTGACAGGCGAGAGCAGTCCAGGTGCCAGACGGAGCGCTGTTCCCCTTCGCAGATCCTTCGGACGGTCAGGGTCTCGCGGGTCACGTCGCGGCTGAGGAGGAGCTTCGCCTCGCTCATTCGCTTGCCAAGGGTCGTCTGGGTCACCGCCAGTCCGTCTCCCCCTCGCTTCCCCATGTCCTGAGCGACCGCGTAGGCGACCGCGGGCAGCAAGTACAGGTTCCCGCCGGCCCGCCAGCCGATCCGTTCGCCGAGGGCCTGCCAGTCCTCGTCCGGGGTCCCCCCGTACCTCGACGTGCCCAGGAACTTGTGGCGCCAGCCCCAGGAGCCCGCGATCTCCGGGGGTGGTACCGTCCCGTCGACCCGGGCGACGTGGGCCTTTCCCGAGGCCAAGGCGGCTCCGATCAACTCCAGGAACCGGTGCTCGGCGTCGCGGTGGTACAGGTCGGCGGCCTGAGTCATTGCGGATTCCGTGAGGGCAGCACAGCAGTCCGTCCAGAGCCTTTGCCACTGCTCGGAATCGATGGCGCCCGCGGCCTGGGCGAAGTGAAGGAACTGCTCGAGGCCGAGGGCCAGATCGCCCAGGATGCGCGGAATCCGGAGGTGAGAGGCAGTCTCGGACCAAGTCCTGGCGATCCTGTCCCTGCGCTCTCGCCGGGTCGCTCCCAAGTCGTCCATCTGCGGAGCCAACCACTTCACGTAGGACGCCATCACCCTGGCGTACGTGCCCGCGGCCGCCTCGGCCTGGGCCTCGGCCAGCGGCCCCTCGAAGGCGATGTGCACGGAGCCCGGCTCGACTCGCACGATGAGCATGCGGGCGAGCATGGAGCCAAGGCCCTCGGGCAGGTCCTCGCCTGTGGCAACGACGAGTCCCCGGGGGAAGTAGGTCGCCGCCGAGGTCTTGTCCTGGTTCATGCGCTGGCGGCCCGCCTGGTTGCCGACCGCCCGAAAGATGCGCTCGGCCTTGGCCCCGAATTTCTCGCGGTCGTTGCGGGCCCCCGACGGCGCGAAGTCGTCGATGACCATGCCGCAGTCCTTGGCGGCGAACGTCAGTTTCTCCAGGATGTTCTCGGTGCTGGACCAGTTCGCCGGGAAGTGCTCGAAGTCCCACTCCGGACCCCAGGCGTTCTGGAACAGGGCGGCCATGGTGCTCTTGCCCTTGCCGCCTCGCCCGACCACGAAGACGGAGAAGTCGCAGGGGCCCAGGGGCGCCCGCCAGGTGGCGCAGAAAAGTGGGGCCGAGACCGTGAGTCGTGCCACCTCGAGCATCTGCAAGTGCGTCCGGATCGCGTTCACCAGCTCCGCACCGATGAGCGGGTCCGACAGCGCGTACCGGCGGAACGCCCCCTGCATCTCGACCTCGATGCCCGGGACCGGTCCGTCGGCACCGATGCCCCCGCCGGCGTGCAGGTAGACCCACTCGCCGTCGATCTGCCGCCAACCGAGATGCCGGTACCGCCGGCGCTCCGGGACGACACCAGAGAGTTGCTCGATGCAGTTCTTGACGTGGCTCTGCATCCCGGGTCCCGGGGTGATGCAGAAGCCGGCTCCCCACGCCTCTTCCAGCCAGTTCAACCCCTTGAAGTTCTTCGCCGGGATCGTCACCGAAGGGAGCGGGCGGCCGTCATGCCTACGGCCCTCGAGCACAAACGAGCGCTGAGGCGACTCGTCCTCAGCGCCCTCGTCCAGAAAGGTCTGCTCGGTAATACGAGCCTCGAAGTTGGCGATGCAGACCGGCTTCGGGCCGTCGCGCCCCGACGTGACCCAGTACATGCGGCCGTTCGCGGCGTAGTAGGACCCGGGCACCAGGTCGGAGACCGAGGCGGTCGTCACCCCCGCCGCCTTCGCCTTCTCCTCTGCCGCCTGGGCTTTCACCGCGGCGTCGAGACCGTCCCGCAGCGAGCCCTTCGTCAACCCGGTCTTGCGGGCCACGACGTCGACCATCGCGCCGCGCTCCGCAGGCGCAGCCGCCACCATCAGGGGCGTGATCTCGGAGGCGACCCTGCGGGCCCTTGTGACCGGATCCTTGTCCGTGGCGATCTCGTCCAGCAGCCAGTCCAGGGCCCGGGGCGCCGCATCGGCCTGCATCGTGATCAGGTCCCGGACCTGGGCCGAGGCGGCCTCCACGGTAGCGCCAGCCCGTATCAGGTCCTGGAGGTAGCCGTTCGGGTCCTTCGGGCGGGTGCCATCCGGGCGGGCCGGGTACTGGACGCGAAGGATCCTGGAGCGGCCGACCAGTGCGCGCGCCAACTCCCGGGACTCCCGCGCGGAGGCCGCCTCCTTGCCGTCCTCGCGCTGCGGATCCGAGTCGAACATGACCACGGCCTCGGGGAACCGGCCCAGGGTGGCGACAACCTCTTCGCGGCCGGCCGATACCCCGAGGCGACCGGCGACCGGAAGCCCCGCCTGCAGCAACGTCAGGGTGTCAGTCTCGCCCTCGACGCAGAAGACGCGCCGGGCATCCCGGGGCAGGCCCCCGAGGCCGTACAGTGCCGGGCACGGGTTGCGGACCCGGTCGCCGTCGTACACGTTCGACAGCTTCACGTGGCGCTTCGGCTTCTCCGGGGTAGGGAGCGTGCGGCCGGTGAGATACACGACGTGGCCGCCGATCTCGACCGGGAACACGATGCAGGACGCCAGGACGTCGTACTCCCGGCCGTCCTGGGTCTCGGCCCGAAGGCCGGCGTCACGCAGCTGCTGGAACGTGTACGGCTTCCGGTCCTTGGCTGCCACGGCGTCGGACCCGTCGTCCGCGAGAACGCGAGATGAGTCACCCCGCGGCCAGAAGCCGAGACCAGCGTCCCGGATCGTCGCGTCGGTGAACCCACGGCCGCGCAGGTACTCGACCGCCTCGCCTCCCACGAAGTCGTCTTGAAGCCACTCCTGCGCCTGCCGCGCTACGTCGCCGTACAGCCTGGCGGTCTCCCGTCTCCGGGTCTCCCGCTCCAACCACTCCCTGGACACCGCGGGCATCTCGACGCCCAGCTCGGCGGCGAGCCGGCGGAAGGCCTCCCCAAGGTCGGTGTAGGGCGGGGCGCCGGAGACCAGTCCCTCCGCGTAGGCGTAGACGTCGATGACGTCGCCGCGGCAGCCGCAGCCGAAGCAGTGGACGTGGTCGGGGTACACGTGAAGGCTGGGGGTGTCTTTGTCGCCGTGCCATGGGCACAGGCACGTGGCGTGCCCGGAGCGTCCGTTCTTCGTGACCTTGACCCCGAGGCGCGCCAGCATGTCTGGCAGCGAGGCCCGGGCCTTGATCTCCCGCTTGACGTCCGACCAGTCAGCCACGAGAGCCTCCCGTCCTGCGAAGCGTTGGGTCGGTGGCGACCCAGTCGTCCGTCCGCCATCGCGGCTTGCGCATCAGGTGGTAGTCGTCGCTGACCGCACACCAGAACGAGCACTGGCACGTGAAGGACTCGATCGTCGGGTCCCCGCGACGGAACCCTCGGTCCCAGAGGTCCCGCTTCATGTCGTAGCCGTGGGTCTGCAGGTCGACCGGGTTTGCGTATCGGATCTCGCCGCGGCACTCCGGGCACTCCCAGATCTGGGCGGGAAGTCCGTACCCTAGGCCGCGAAGAACATCCTGGAGCGACCTCTGGTCGTCAGCGGCCGCGACCACCTCGATGTATGAGGGCGGGTCGCCATTCCACCGGTCGGCCCGAACGATTCGGGTCCAGTGCGGGACAAAGCGATGTCGCGCCAGGAGGTATCCGTTGGTTTTTCCCATCTACTTGCTCGCCCTCCGCGTCGGCTTCGAGGGGGCGGGGGCGCGCCGGCGGTCCACCTCGCACCGGATGTCGGCACGGATCCTGGCGAGTTGCGCCTCCTGGCGAGCGTAGCCGGTGTCCAGGGCCTGCAGCTCCGAGTCGGAGAGATGGCCATCGGCCACGGCGTCGAGGACCTGCTGGTCCTGGAGGCCGTCCTCGTGGCCGATCTCCAGTTGGCGCCGCATCAGGGCCGGCACGTCGAGTTCGGCCGCCGTCTCGTCATCCCGAACAAACCGCCCCCCGCGGGCCCGGCAGATGGCGTCGATGAGACGGTCGTCGTTCAGGTACTCCGAGATGTCGATGATCTGGTCGACGCCGAGGTCCCCCTGGCACCGCTGGGCCCGGTACAGGACGTCGTCGCTGATGTGCAACGCCTCCTCGAGCTCCCGGAACGGGACCGTCTCCCGCAGCTGGAAGAGGGGAAGGCGAAGGGTCGGGCGCTTGGGCGGCCTGCATGCGCGACACATCTAGCGAAACCTCCCTGGCAAATTCGCTTGTTCGAGGGATCCGGCCGATTCACGATCGACCTGGATGAGCGGAGGACGGCAGATGAAGTTCAGGGGGGGCAAGAGGCGCTTCGGACGCAAGAGTGCCCTTGGACGACCTTCGCACAATCTTCCCCATCTGCTGCGAGCCTGGTGCCGGTGGCACCGCGCGACTCCCCCTCGAAGCCGCAATCAGTCGATCCCCGGGGTCTCGAACCCCGTGCCCGGCCTCGCCCCTACGGGCGGTCCAGCGGACCGAGGGCGCCGTCCAGGTCGGCTCCCGAACCCCGGGAGTGGGGGGCCCGGACGGCGAAAAGAGGGAAGAAGAGCCAGGCGCCCACAAGGGACGCCCCCTCCGACGCGGGGCGATGCCGCGGGGGAGGGGATGAACCCCGCGCGTGCTACGATCGCGAACTGGCTGGTTCATGCGGTCGAACACGAACGGAGGAACATCCATGCCCGGACACAAGGGCCCGAAACTGGTGTCAGCCCTCGCCGTACAGTCCGCCATCGCCATCACACAGGCGTGCCCGGATCTGTTCTGTGGGGCGGTGAGGGAGCGAGCGCAGTCGGAGAACATCCCCTGGCGAGAAGCGGCAGCCGCGGAGTACCTCGACCTGCTGAAGCACCTGAAGTCCGACAGGGACCTCGCGCTCGGCCAGTCGATCGCGGACGTCTGATCCACGGGTCACGCCTCCTCAGAGTCGCCGTCGGTCTCGCCCGGGAGCACCTCTGCGCCGCCGTCGAGAACGGCCCCCTCGGGGAGACCGTCCGGGTACAGCAGCTCGCGCACCGATACGGCACCGCCCGTCCGGGCGGAGATGGTGGCGGCGAGCTCCGGCGACGGATGGCGCGAGCGACCCCGGTTCGGGTCGGCCTCGGTCGCCAGGATTTCGTTCAGATGCGAAACCGAGAGGCCCAGTCGGGCCGCGAGCTTCGTCTGCGTCTCCTTGCTCTGCCTGCAATAGTCGATCAGCCGCATCCGCACCTCCCGGGACCCATGGTATTCGCGCTTTGCGAAAGTGGCAAGGAGATTTTTCGCGCGTCGGTTCGTGTGGAGATTACGCAATGTTGACAAGCACTTCGGCCCCTGGGAGACTGCAAACTATGGAGAAGGTCAACGGCGACTGGCTGCGGAAGAACCGGAAGGAGAAGGGCCTCACCCTGCTCCAGGTGGCCGAGGCCCTGGGGTACAACTCCCCGGGGGCCATCGGCGACTTCGAGGCTGGGCGGCGGCCGATCAGTCTCGACCTGCTGCCGAAGATCGCCGTACTCTTCGGGTACCCCGTGGAGGATCTGGCCATCGAGCAAGGCGGCGAACTGAAGGGCGCTCCCAGCAGCCCGAGGCATCGGATCCCCGTGTACGCGATCGTGTCCGCGGGCCCGGAGACCGAGGCGGTGACCCGAGGCGAGGAGCCGCTCGATTACGAGCCCGCGGCCTCGCCGGCCGATGGCCTCCACGCCCTCGAGATCCAGGGCGAGAGCATGGAACCCATGCTGCGGACCGGGGACCGCGTCGTCGTGGACCCGCGCGAGCCAGCTGGCGACTGCGACATGGTCGTGGCGCAGCGCCGGGACACGCTGGAGTACACGATCAAGCTGTACGTCCGGTACCCCGACGGCTTCTACCTGGTGCCCCTGAACTCCGCGAGCAACTTCAAGGCGACCCGCTACGACGCCCGGGTCTGGCACATCGACGGGGTGGTGGTGAAGGTCATCCTTCGCAACGCGCGTGGACGCTTCCGCTGGCTCATCGACGAACTGCACCTCTTCAAGAAGTAGCCCCAGGGCTCGCCCGGACCCTCGTTCACCCCCACGATCGACTGGCGCCCCCTCAACTCCTTCAGGCCACCCACCACGGAGCACGCGAAACCTTTACGCAATCCTCGGGATTCGCGGCGCGCGAAAAACTTCTTGACACCTTCCGCAAGCCGCGAAATAATCCCCCTAGGTCGACGCGAAACGCGTAGGCCAGGCGACGAACCCGGATCGAACGGAGGGAAGGCAATCATGAGTACCCGCACGAAGTGCGCCGTCGACGAAGCGCTGGCGGCTTGCAAGGCGACGAGGCCGGCAGATGAAGCGGCCTGGCTCGCGGACCTCGAGTCCGACGACGACAACGCCCGCTTTCGCCCAGCGCTCAGCCGGCTTCACCGCGCGGTCGAGCGCTGGCTGGAGATCCCGGCGGGGCGGCGGCCGGCGCTTTTCGACCTCCCCTGCGTGCCGGTGGAGCGCAAGACGCGGCTCGCAATCGCGGTGCTGTGCCAGCTGCTCCGGCACTACCAGGCCACGGTGGAGCGCCTCACGGACGAGCTAAGCGCGGCGCGGGCCGAGACCCGACACGCCAGCGAAGGGCAGGTGCCGCGATGACAACCTCAAACGACGCGGTGCAGATCAAGTCGTGGATCACCGGCCGGATCATCGCCGAGGGCCGCCCGGGACAGACCCTGGCGGACCTGGTCGCGACGAAGGTGCGCGAGGGCGCGGACCTGACGGGCGCGTACCTGACGGGCGCGGACCTGACGGGCGCGTACCTGACGGGCGCGGACCTGACGGGCGCGGACCTGACGGGCGCGTACCTGAAGGGCGCGGACCTGACGGGCGCGTACCTGAAGGGCGCGGACCTGACGGGCGCGGACCTGACGGGCGCGGACCTGACGGGCGCGTACCTGAAGGGCGCGGACCTGACGGGCGCGGACGGCACCCGCTACGTCCTCGTCGGCGACCGCCCGTTCCTGCAGCTCGGGCCCCTCGGGTCCCGCTTGGCCTGGCTGCGCCTCTGGATCACCGACCAGGGCCCGCGGGTCCGGGCCGGTTGCTTCTGGGGCACGCTGGACGCGTTTGCTGCCGCGGTCGCGCAGACCCACGGCGACAACGTCCACGGCCGGGAGTATGGCGCGGTCCTGGCGCTGTTGCGGCTGCACGCCGAGGCGTGGCCCCGGACCGCCCGCGACGACGAGATCGCCGCCGAGATGGCCCGCCGCGAGGCCGAGCCCAAGGCCCCGGCCCCCGCCAGCGCCCGCCAGGATCCCGACTACATCGCGCACCTGACGCGCCTCGGGATGCTGTGGATCTTGCCGCCCGAGCGACCCGCCGCGACTGTCGCCGAGTCCCCGTGTGCGAACGAGCAGGAGGTGACCCGATGACCCTGCGAAGCACCCCGTCCCTGGCCCGCGCCCGTGCCGACCGCTGGTGGGTCGCTGCGGGCGTCGCTGCCGTCCTCGCCATCGCGACCATCGAAGCAGACGCGTTCGTGGCCTGCGCCGCGTGTCTGGCCGCGGGCGCCGCCTGCGCCGCGAACGCCATGAGGTTGGAGCCATGACGAAGGACACGAGCGCGATCCTGGACCTGCAGGCCCGCCAGGTCGCCCAGGGCATGGTCGCCCTGGACGTGACGCGGATGACCATCGGCGAACTGCGGCTGTACGTCCTGGCGCTCGGCCAGGCCGCCCGGGACGCGGACCGCCGCACCCGGGACGCCGAGACCGCGCTCGCCCGGGAGCGCGCCGCCCGGACCGCCGAGGCCCAGGCTATGCGGGCGTGGATCCGCCAGATGCCTCAGACGACCGCCCCGGAGCTCCGCGTTGCCGCCACGACGATCCGGCGGATGTCGTTCCCGTTCGGCTGCCCCGAGTGCACGGACCGGGCGCCGTCCGCGTGCGACGCCTGTCATGCGGAAGCGCCCTGGCCCCGGGGCGGGACGCCCGGGGAAGTCAGCATCAACACCGTCGGGCTGCGGCCCGCCAACGCAGGAGTGTGACCATGAACGCGAATCAGCCGGAGATCAACTGGGATGCCTTCAACGAGTTCATGAGGCGGCCCGCGCCGACGAACGAATCTCGGACGATCAAGGAGTACACGACGATCCTGGCGTACTGGGAGGAGTGCGAGCCCCAGACCGGGATGCCGCGCGGGATCATGCTGGACGACCAGGTCATCCAGGAGATCCCGCCCATGCACAAGATCGTCCTGGGTGCCGTCAAGGTGAACACCCACAAGGACGCCGGGCAGGTCTTCCCCCTCCCCGGGAACCAGCTCGGGCTCGGCGCCCAGGTGTACCTGGCGGTGGCCGGGGCCGGCGGCATCAGCTTCCCGGACGAGGCCTCCGGCATCGACATGGCCGCCTCGCGCTTCCCGGACCGGGTGGTCGCGAAGGTGGGCTCCCTGCGTATCGATCTGGCCGGCCAGCCGCAGCTCAAGACCGGCGTGTACGTGCTGGACATCGAGACGAAGGTCGAGGCCGAGCGGGCGAAGGGCGGCAAGAGCGACGCCGAACTCGATCGGTACCGGCTCATCCTCCGCGAGTCGAGCGCCCAGCGGGCCATCACGGGCGCCCAGCGGGCCGCCGTCAAGGCGCACTACGGGAAGCTCCGGCGGAAGTGGTTCGAGATGGACTTCGCGGCTCACCTGCTGGTGCCCCGGATGATCCTCGACAAGGGCGCCGCGATGACCGTGATGCTGTCGTTCCCGGAGGGCCGCACAGCTTTCGCCGATGCGGTGTTCGGTGCCCAGCGACTCGCGTTCGGAGCCCCGCGCCGGGAGGCGCTTTTCGCCCCCGCTCCAATGGCCCAACTGGCCGCGCCGGTCGCCGAGACCTTCGTGGACCAGGACGACGACGAGCCCGCCGGCCCCACCACCGAGAAGCCGAAGGATCCCCCGCCGGCGGACGACGGCGCGAAGAAGGCCAAGGCCGAGAAGGCGGCGCACTGGCGGACGATCTACGGCGATGCCACCAAGGCCGGGATCGCCAAGGCCGACGCCGAGGCCCGCGCCCGCGACGCCGCCGTGCGGATGGGCGCGACGCCCGGCGCCTCGTCGGACACCTGGACGCCCGAGCAGTGGGCGGCCGCCGAGGAGTCCGTCCATCCGGTCTCCCAGCCCGAGGTCGCCGGCACGCTGCCCGAGGACGAGCCCGTGGCCGCCCCGGCCGCCGTCAAGATCCCGGAGACCGCCGATGCGTTCGCCGCGCTCGGGGAGACCGACCAGGTCGCCGTCCTCGAGGAGATGCTGCGGACCCGCGTCCTGACGAAGGCGCCGAGCAAGAAGGCGTCCGAGGTCTCCCCCGCGATGCGGGCTGCCTGGTTTGACTCCCTGATCAAGGCCCCGCTGAAGGAGGTGAAGTAGCCATGAAGCGCATCCTCCACCTCGGCGATCTGCACCTGAGCGAGACCGCGACGATCGCGGGGGCCGTCGTCCTGGACCCCTCCGGCATGAACCTGGCGCTCCTGGACACTGTCCAGGCCGTCCATGCCGTCGTCCGGGCGGCTCTTCCGCTGGACGGCGTGGTCATCGCCGGCGACCTGTTCGACCGCCCGCGGCCGACGCCGACGGAATTACGCGTCGGGACCTCCCTGCTGGAGTGGATCTGCGGCGCGGCCGGGATCCCGAACGTCCTGGTGATTCCCGGGAACCACGACGAGCCCCGGAGCACCTCCGAGGCCACGGCCTGCACGCCGGCGGGCTGGCACCCCCGGGTGCTCCTGGTCGAGGAGCCCCGGACCGTCGACTACGCCGGCCTGCGGATCGGCTGCCTGCCGTACCCCCGCCGGGCCGCCCTGCGGGAGAGCCTGCCGGCCGATGCCGTCGGCGACGCGACGGCGCTGCTGTCGTCGGCCCTCACGTCGATCGCCCTCGGCCTGCGGGCCTCCGGCGCCGAGGTCCTGCTGGCGCACGCCTCCATCGGCGGAGCGACGGTCGGGGCCCAGCCCCGGACCCTCGAGGGCGACATCGAGATCAGCCGGGACGCGCTGGACGTGTTCCCGGCGGTCCTGCTCGGGCACATCCACCAGCAGCAGATCATCCGGCAGTGCGGGTACTCCGGCTCCCCGACCGTCCAGGACTTCGGGGAAGAGGGCGAGCACAAGGGCGGGCTGCTGTGGACCATCGGCGACGGCGAGTTCCTCCGGTCGCCCGTCCAGGCCCCGGGCCGCACGTGGAAGACCATCGACCTGGGGGCGGCGATCTCCATGACCGAGCCCGACCTGGACCACCTGACGCCCGGGGGCGTGCACCGCATCCGGGGCGAGATGTCCCACGACATGCTGGCGGCCACCCGTCGCGACCTCGCCACTTCGCGCGCCGGCGGCGCGTTCGTCCAGGACGAGCTCCGGCTGCTCTGCGAGGACCGGGTCCGCGACCGCGAGATGGGGCAGACCGGGCTGGACGACGCCGAACTGGTCCGCCGGGCGCTCGCGTCGCGCCAGGTCCCCGAGGGAGATCACGGTCGGCTGGTGGAGCTGCACAGCCACGTGCAGCAGGGGGTGTGACGATGCTGCTGCAGAGCGCGAAGGCGCGCAACTTCATGAGCTACGGCGCCTTGGACCTCGACTTCTGGGGCATCCTGAGCGCGATCATCACCGGCCAGAACGGGGCCGGGAAGTCCACCCTGCTGGACCTCGTGTCCTGGGTGATCTGGGGGCAGACCCGGGCCGGCACGGACGACGTGGTCCGCCTCGGCCAGTCCGACTGCTCCGGCGAGGTCGTGGCCCGCATCAACGGGCAGGCCTACCGGTTCGCCCGGACGCGGAAGCTGAACGGCCGCGGGTCCTCCACCCTGGACTTCGAGACCGAGGACGTCTTGCAGCCGTCGGGCTGGCGGGCACTCGACGGCGCCAACATCCGGGACACCGAGGCGCGCATCGAGGCGCTCGTGGGCCCCTTCGACCTCGCCTGCGCCACGTGGCTGTCCCGCCAGGGCCAGGCCGACCAGTTCGCCCGCGCCACCCCCGGGGAGCGCCGGCAGGTCCTGTCCCGGCTGCTCCGCCTGGACCGGTTCGCCGGCCTGCGCACCGCGGCACTGGAGTTGTCCAGGAAGGAGACCGCGAAGGCCGAGGCGAAGGCGGCGGCGGGCGCCCCCCTGGTCGACCTCGTGGGTACGCTGGCGGATCGGCGGACGGCCCGGGACGCGGCGACGGAGGAATGCGGTGCCGCCCGGGCCGCCGAGTCCCAGGCGGAGCAGGCCGTGAAGGCCGCGACCGACCGGCTCGCCGAGTTGGCCGCCGTCCACACCACGATCCGGGACGCCCGGTCCCGGTACGCCGCGAAGGCCGACGAGGTCCGGGCCGCCGAGGGGCGCCGGGCCGCCCGGGACCGCGAGCTGACGGACGCCCGGGACCTGGTCGAGGCGCTGGAGATGGCCGACGGGTCCTGGACGAACTGGGACGACGGCCTCCTGACGCAGTCCCGGGGCGTCGAGCGGACCGCGACCACCGATATGGAGAGCGTCCAGGCTCGGGGCGAGGCCGCCCGGGACGCCCTCGAGGCCGCGAACGGGCGGGTGCGAGACGCCGAGCAGGCCGTCCGGGACGCCAACGCCCGGGCCGCGGACCTGTGGCGGGACCAGGTCGCAGCCGCGACCCGGAAGGTCCACGAGGCGGAGACCGCCGAGACGCTGGCCCGCCAGTCCACGCTGGACACCGGCCGCGCGGTCGCTGACGCCGAGGCGCAGCACCGTACCGCGTGGCAGACGCGCCGTGGCGAGGCCGTGGACGCCGTCCGTGTCGCGGAGCGCCAGCTCGCGGACGCCCAAGCGAAGGTCCGCGAGGCCACCGACGCGATCGATCGGGCGACACGAGACGCCGCGGACCGCTGGCGCAACGCGGTGGTCCAGGCGGACGGCGCCATGGTCCGCGCCGAGGCCGCGAAGAACCTCGCTGCCCAGGCACTCGCGGACGCCCGCCGGGACGCCGGACTGCTGGATGGGGTTCCCTGCGGGGGCCGGCCGGAGTTCACAGGCTGCCAGTTCCTGGCAAACGCCATCGCCCGCCGGGACTCGCTGCAGAACCTCGGGACCGCGAGCGACGCGGCGCACACCGCCCACTCCGAGGCGGCTCGGGACCGCGCGGCCTTGGGCAACGCCGCGCCCCCTCCTGCTGCGGATGTCCTGCACTCCCTGCAGTCCACCATCCAGTCTGCGAAGGACGCGGTGGACACCGCCGGCGAGGCAAAGGCTCGGGCCGAGGCCGCCCTGGACGCCCTCGGCCTGCAGGTCCCGCCGCTTCCCGCCGAGGTCCTTGATCCGTTGCAGTCCCGGGTGAAGGCCGCCCAGGACGGCCTCCTGATCGCGCGGCAGGATGTCGACGCGACGAAGCGCGGGGTCGCATTCCTGGGCGCCACGCCCCCGTCGGCCGACGCCGCCATCCTCGCCCCGCTTCAGGCCGCCGTGGACGCCGCCCGGGCCGAGTCCGCCCGGGCCGCCCAGGCCCGCCAGTCCCTCGCCGACCAGTACAGCGCAGCGAAGGGTCGCCAGGCGAGCGCCAGGGCGGAGGTCCAGCGCCTCGAGGCGAAGCGCGCCGCGGCCGAGGCGACGGTCCAGAAGATGAACGCGGCCCGGGCCACCGTCGGCGTCGCCGAGAAGGACGTCCTGACGCTCGCCGCCGAGGTCGCCCGGATCACCGCCGAGCGGGACGGCATGGCCGCCGCGTGCCGGTTCGACCGGGATCTCGCCCAGGAGGCGACCGCCGCAGAGGCCGAGCCCGCCGCCGCCCGGGCGTCGAAGGACGCCGCGGTGCGGGCGGTCGCCCAGGCCGAGGCCCAGGCCCGCGACGCCGGACGGCTCGTCGCCGAGGCCGAGAAGGCCGCGGCCGACCTGGCCGCGCTGGACGCGGAGATCGCCACCATCCGCGCCCGGGCCGCCGACTACGTGACGCTCGCCCAGGCGTACGCGGACATCCCCCAGCTCGTCGTCGAGACCGTGGTTCCCGACATCGAGGACCAGGCCAACCGCCTCCTGGCGCGGGTGTCGCAGACGGGGCTGTCCATCAGCATCCGGACGCAGCGGGTGCTGAAGAGCGAGAAGGACCGGCTGGCGGAGACCCTGGACCTCGTGGTCCGGGACGCAGTCGGCGAACGGCCGTACGAAACCCTGTCCGGGGGCGAGCGCTTCCGGGTGGACCTCGCACTGCGCTTCGCCCTGGCCGCGGTCCTGTCCGCCCGGGCCGGGGTCGCGCTGGAGACCCTGGTGGTCGACGAGGGGTTCGGCTCGCTGGACGCTCCCGGGATCGCCGCATTCACCAGCACGCTGTCGGTCATGGCCGAGATGGTCGGGCTCTGCCTGGTGATCAGCCACGTCCCGGAGATGGCGGACTCGCTGGCGCGCCGGTTGGTGGTCAGCAAGGGCGCGGACGGGTCCGTGGCCCGGTGGGTGGAGTAGCCGATGAATCGCTGCCTTCCTGCCGCCCGGGCTCCACACCCGGTGCGGCCGAAACCCTCGCCCGGCACGCAGCCCGATCGGTGCGCGTGGGGGTGGCAGCCACGGCTCCCGCAGTCGCCGGCGGAGTTGTGACACCCGGGCGGCGTGGCTGCCGTCGCCTGGGCCAGTGAGATGAACGCCCCGCGAGGGCGATGGAGGACACGGTGAATCGGAAGCGCGCACAGAAGATCGCCCGGGAGAAGCTGCCGCAGATCGAAGAGATCCAGGGCATGCGGAAGCGAATCGCCTATCTGGAGATGGCGGACCTGCTGCTGCGGGCCGTCGTGGACCGGGTCGGCGGGACCGTCCACCTGACGCCCGCGGACCTGCGGAACCCGCCGCGCATCCGAGCGGAGAAGACCGTTGATGGCGTGATGCTGTCGTCGGTGTACCTGCCGGCTTCGCTCCCCCGGGACGACCGCAGCCCGGAGTTGGGCCGCGAGCCTCCCGTCGGGCTTCCGGGCGAGACCCAGGACCAGGCCGACTGCGGGACCTGCGACGACTCCCCGACCTGCATCGAAGGCACCCGCGAGGCCGGGGCCGCATGCCCGCCTGCGCCCACGTCCTGCGCCGACTGCGCCGCCGACCACTGCGACACCTGCCCGGGCGGTCCGCTGAACCCCGACACCCCCATCGAGCAGGTCCGCGCCGAGCTGCGGGCCGCCGGCTATGACCCCGAGGCGGTCGGCCGACGCGGCGAGGAACTGGCGAAGGAACTGCTGGCGAAGCGGAAGGCCGCGAAGGCGAAGCATGCGTGCAAGGACTGCGACGCCAAGGGGCTGAACTGCGCGGAGTCGGCGTTCACCACGCGTCCGGACGGCTGCCCGGTCCCCACGAAGAAGAAGCCCCTGAGCGGGTACCAGAAGCGGAAGCTGAAGGCCGAGCGCGAGACCCAGGCCGCGAAGGCGAGGGCGTGATGGCAACCGTCTACGTGGGCACCGATCTGCTGGTTATCGGGGCGTCCCCGGACCAGGTCCGCGCCTGGCAGAACCGGTGTACGTACGCGAATCCGGAGTACGCCGAGGCCCGGCGGTCGGGTAGGCCGACACAGCCCAGCAGAGCAAATCCCGAGGGCATTCCGGAAAAGCTCCGGCTCTGGCGCCTCGCCGACGACGGCCTCGGCAACGAGGCGTTGACCCTCCCCCGCGGGCTGCTGGCGGAGGTTGAAGACCGCCTTCGGCCCCAGCTGCGGGACGCCCGGATCTGCCCGCCGATGACCGTGACGCTGGCCCCGACGTTCAAGCTCCGCCCCTACCAGCGCGCCGCCGTCTCGACCATCGAAGACGAGGAGCAGGGGGTCATCCAGGCGCCGACCGGGTCTGGGAAGACGGTCATCGGTCTCGGGATCATCGCGGCGATGAACACCCCCGCTCTGTTCCTGGTGCATCGCCAGGTTCTCGTCGATCAGACCGCGGCGAGCATGCGGGCGATGTTGGGGATCTCTCCGGGAGTCATTGGGAACGGGGTGTGCGTCGTCAAGGACGTGACGATCGCGATGGTCCAGTCCCTCTCGGCCATGAGTGCTCTAGCGCTCCGCGACCTGACGAGGCGTTTCGGCCTGGTGATCCTGGACGAGGCGCACCACTGCCCCGCCGATTCGTTCCGGTCCATGCTCGGCAGCTTCCCGGCCCGGTACCGGGTGGGCCTCACGGCTACCCCGACGCGCGCCGACGGCATGGAGCAGATGCTCTTTGACGTGATCGGCCCGATCGTTCACAGCATCAACGCCGACGTGATGATCGACCTCGGCTCCATCGTCCCCGCCGAAATCGTGCGCGTGCAGACCGGCTGGACGCCCCGGGCGATTCCGATGCAGAAGAAGTCTCCCTACCAGGCCCACCTCCTGAAGCAGGCGGGCCAGCAGGTCCGGGATTCCGTCGACCACACGAAGCTGATCGGGATGCTCGTCGAGGACCCGGAGCGCAACCAGTTCCTCGTCGACACGATCCTGGACATGCACAGCGGGCTGTCCCTGGTCCTGTCCAAGCGCGTCGGCCACGCCAAGGCGCTGGCTGCGGCGCTGAGCGGCCGGGGGCTGCGGGCTGAATTCCTGACCGGCGACATCCCGCAGCGGAAGCGGGTGGAGATCCTCGGGGCGCTGAAGGCCGGGACCCTCCCGGTTTTGGTGTCCACTCCCAGCCTCGTCGGCGAGGGATTCGACCTGCCGACGATCGACACCGTCTTCTGGACGGTGGCCGGCGGAAACAAGACCGAGACGACCCAAGTCCTCGGCCGCGTGCTTCGCCCCTCCAAGGGCAAGGTACGCGGCCGGATGGTGGATTTCAGGGACGACGGGGTGCCGCTCCTCCGCTACCACGGCGCGGAGCGGGACCGGGTGTACCGGACGTTCGAGAGGAAGGGCGGGGCCAGCGAGCTGCCGCTCGGGAGGACAGCATGACGAGTCGCGAGATCATTCATCGGCTGGCCCACGTGGCCGACCCGTTGGGGGACCTGGCCGCGCACCTAGCGGGGACTTCGTTCTGCCAGGACCCGGCCAGCACCCGGTTCCACCGCTGCTACGCGGGCGGGCTCGCCGACCACTGCCTGGGGGTGTTCCTTTACCTCCGGCGGCTGTCGTTCTGCGGGTTCCAGGCCGCCGACGCGGCGCCGCTGGCGCGCATCGCGCTGTGCCACGACCTCTGCAAGGTCGGGCGGTACCAGCAGACCGTGAAGTCGGAGAAGCGGAAGACCCAGGACGGTCAACGGTACGCCACCGACTACAACGGGAAGGTCATCTGGGATCCTGTCCCCGGCTTCGAATACGCCCCCGCGAAGGACTTGGTCCTGGGGCACGGCGACACGTCCTTGTTCCTGGCGATGCGCATCCTCGGCGACCTGGTCCCGGCCGAGGCCATGGCGATCCGCTTCCACATGGGCGCGTACGACGCCGCCCCGGGCGAGGGGCTCACCCGCCTTTCGGACGCCATGGCGCTGTCCCCGCTGGTCATCCTGACCCAGGCCGCGGAGCTCATGGACACGTACCAGGGCGAGGACGCGAAGACCCTGGCACGTACGGCCGAGGTCGAACTGATGGACGCCGGGATCCTCCCGGACCTGGAGGTGTAGGGCTATGAGCGAGAACACCATGACCATCGAGACCGGGGGGCACAGCGTGACGCTGCGCGAGGGCGACATGGAGCGCGCCGCGGAGCGCATCGCCGAGATCATCACGGGCGCCACCCCCACCACGTACCTGTTCGAGGAGTGCGACTTCACCGGCGCCGGCTACAAGATCCGCGGGTCCGGGTCTGACCGCTACGTCATGGAGTTCCAGGGCCAGGGGCCCCGGTGCTTCCTGGCCTCATTCGCCGACGGCGAGCCCGCCGGAAAGCCGGTGGCCGGGCCGTGGAAGATCGACGTCCTGCGGTTCGCCGAGAACGGCGTCGCCGTGGGACCCGACGGCCTTCCCGCGGGCGAGTTCGATCCGACGACCTACCAGCTCCTGGACATCCACGACAAGGCGCTCGACGCCAAGGTCACCGTCGTCAACGTCCTGGGCCTCGGCGGCGACGCCCGCCCGGTCTGCAAGGTCGTGGTCGAGATGGCGGTGCGCCGGGGCGGCGGCGGGATGATCCGCGAGCTGACCGGCGACCCCATCGAGGACGCCGAGATCCTGGACGAGGACCTGTACCTGGCCGCCGGCAACATGGGCGGCCTTCGCGGGACCCTGTACCTGCTCCGCCCCGCGGGCGCCCAGCAGGGCGAGCTCCCCCTGGCCACCGGGCCCGGCGCGGCCCCCGAGGGCGCCAAAGAGAAGACCATCCGCCGCGGGACCCGCAAGGCCGTGAACGCCCTGGCCAACGCCATCAGCGCCACCGACCGCAGCGGGGCGACGGTGGACCTGGCGAAGGCGCGGGCTGAGTTCGAGGCCGACCAGGAGCTGCACCTGCGGACCTGGGAAGGCGCCGGCGTGGTCAAGGTCCTCCGCGGCTTCGACCTCCTCTACGTGCTGCGGATGCCCGATGCCGCCCCGGAGGTCGCCGCCGCCGAGCCCCAGGGCATCCCCTCGGACGCGACCTGCGCGACCTGCGGCACGTTCACCCCGGACGACGGCGAGAACGGCACCTGCACGTGCGGCGGCGGTGCCGCGGACACGAAGCCGACCGGGAAGGCCTGCGTCTGCTGGACCGACCCGAAGGCCGAGCCGACGGTGGAGGCGTAGGCCATGAGAACGCCCGCCGCCTCGATCCCGTGCACGCAGGAGGCTGTCCCGGCAGACCCGCAGCGCATCGCGCACGACAGGTCCGGGGTTGCCCTGCGACACGAGGTTGAGGCGGCGGGTCGTCACCTCGAGGAGCAGCACCCGTGCACGCACGCCCGGTGGGGCGGTCACCTGATGGGCGCGCGCCCGGTCCTGGACTGCCGGTCGGGCCAGCGGTTGCGCCTGTGCCCGGTGTCGCCTGCGGACGCGGCGCGCTGCTGCCGCAACGGGTTCCAGGCGCGGGTCCGGATGGTGTGCGGGAAGGACCTGGCCGCGAGCCAGGGGGAGGAGTAGGGCGATGGAGACACTTTTGCAAACTCTGGGAACAGTGGCCGACGGCATGCGGGATCTTGGCGACTGCTTGAACCGACTGTCGCCTGAAGACCTTGCGCACGCCCTCGACCGACTGCGACTCGCCGCTTCAACCAGCCCGAGGCTGCTGAAGTTGACCTGCCAGGACGGACGCCCCGTCTTTCTGGCGCCCCGGTCGATCCTCCGGGTGCAGCCGTGCCCTAAGTTCCCCGGAGCGGTGCCGGGGTGTTGGGTCTCCCAAGCCAGAACCGAGGACGACACGTGGCGCGTCCTGGAGACCGCAGACCAGGTCCTGACCGCGATGGAGGCCCAGGTGGTCGACGTGGCCCAGGCCGCAAAGGACGAGGAGTAGAACCATGCCCGCCATGACCAAGACCCCGTTCAAGAGCCGGCCGCCCTCGCCGCCCTGGGCGTGCGTGTCGGCGCCCCCTACTTCAAACGTTCGCACTCGGACGACGAGACGGTCTTCCCGGTGTACCGCCGCGCCGACGTGCTGCGGGTCCTGGAGGCCGTCCGCCCCGACGGGTGGCGGGAGCTGGCGAAGCGGGTGCGGGGCATGATGGCGAGGGGGCGGCGGAGCGTGCAGTCGTGATCGGCGCGTACTACAACGAGCACGATCCCTTCGCTGCGGCGTGGCTGCGTGGTCTGGTGCGCGAGGGACTGATTGCCGCCGGGGACGTTGACGAACGGAGCATCACGGATGTCACAGTTGACGATGTTCGAGGATACGCCCAAGCCCATTTCTTCGCCGGGATCGGCGGCTGGTCCTACGCCCTCCGACTCGCGAAATGGCCCGACGACCGGCCCGTCTGGACCGGTTCCTGTCCCTGCCAGCCCTTCAGCGTGGCGGGCGCGGGCGCGGGCGAAGACGACCCCCGGCACCTCTGGCCCGAGTTCTTTCGCCTCATCAGGGACGGACGACCTGCAACGGTCTTTGGCGAGCAGGTTGCGAGCGCGGATGGGCGCCTTTGGCTCGCCGGAGTACGTGCTGACCTGGCGGGAGTGGGATATCGGTTCGGGGCCGCCGATCTGTGCGCTGCGGGCATTGGGGCGCCGCACATCCGACAGCGGCTCTACTGGGTGGCCGACAGCGCGAGCCGAGGACTCGGAATCGACGGGGGCGCACCGGGGCGCACCGGACACATTGACGAGTGCCGCGAGGTTGGTCGGATGGCCAACGCCCGCAGTTACGAATGCGGAACGAGGCGGGATGCTGGAACGAACGCAGGGCGCGCGTCGGAACCTACAGGACTTCGCCCTGACGGCGGGATGGTTGACCCCGACAGTCTCGGAAGCGGACCGGGGCAGAATGCCGAACGACGGGAAGCGGGGTGCGGGGCTGATAGAAGCCATGACCGGCTGGGCGACCCCTGCGGCGCGGGACTGGAGGAGCGATTCGGGGTCGGAGGAATGGGTCAAGTCGCGGACCGCTCGATCGAAGGGCAACCCGCTGTCCTTCCAGGTTCTTGCTGTAGCCGGCTGGGCGACGCCGAACGCGACGGACTGCGAAGCGGCGGTCGGGCCGAGCCAAACGAGCCTGACAAACCAGGTCACTGGGCGCTATCAGGCGCCGTCCTATGCGCAGACGGCAAGCCCCGTCGTGTACCGCTTGAACCCGCTTTTTCCCCTCTGGTTGATGGGCTTTCCGCCGAGCGCGTGGGCGTTCTGCGCGGAGCCGGAAACGCCATTGTTCCCCCGCTCGCTGCCGAATTTGTAGGGGCGTACATGGATCTGCTGGGAAACGCGGTGTGTCCGGACGTTGCTGAGGCCGTGGTCCGGACCACGATGGAGGTCGCATGAACGCCCAGATGGACCTCTTCGGCGTCCCCGCGGTGGCAGCGCCCGCCCCCAGGCCAGCGGCCAACCAGCCGCCAGCCGCCCCGCTCGACCCTGTCCTGAAGTGGGCGGGCGGCAAGCGGTGGCTGGTCCCGACCCTGCGCGACCTCTACGCCCCGCACCGGGATTGCCGGCTGGTCGAGCCCTTCGTGGGCGGAATGGCTGTGGCCCTGGGGTTGCAGCCGTCGCGGGCCCTGCTGAACGACGCGAACCCGTACCTCGTCGGGCTGTACCGCCACATGGCGTTGGGCTTCACGGTCCCCGGCGCGGTCCCGCTCCTGAACGACGCCACGACCTACTACGCCAACCGGGAGCGGTTCAACGCCCTGCGCTTGCAGACGGGCGTGTCGGCGGAAGCGGCGGGGCTGTTCTACTACCTGAACCGGACCGGCTTCAACGGGCTGTGCCGCTTCAACCGGAGCGGCGGGTACAACGTGCCGTTCGGGAAGTACGCCAGCATCAACTACCGCCGCGACTTCACGGCCTACGCGCCGGTCCTGTCGCGGTGGGAGATCGTGTGCGGCGACTTCTCTGCGGTCCCGGTTTTGCCCGGCGACTACCTGTACGCGGACCCGCCCTACGACGGCACGTTCACCGACTACGCCGCCGGGGGATTCGACTGGTGCGCACAGGAGCGCCTCGCGGCCTGGCTCGCCCGCCATGACGGTCCGGTGGTCACGTCCAACGCGGCGACGCCCCGGATCCTGGCGCTGTACGAGGGGCTCGGGTTCGCGATCCAGACGGTGCAGGCGCCGCGACGGATCTCTTGCGATGGGGACCGCGAGGCTGTGGGCGAAATGCTGGCCACTCGCGGGACCGGAGCGCTGTGAAGCGGGGAAACCCGCGGGAGGATGGGGATGAAAGACGACTGCGCCAACGCCTGCGGGAGCGGCTCGCCCGTGCGTCAGTACGGGATCCTGTTCTACTGCGACGACTGCATCGCACGGCTCGAGGCTGCGGATCGGCTGTCCCGGCTGCGGTCGCTGGACGACGCCAGGACCGAGAGCCATCGCGCGCACTTGCGGACGGTCGCGAGTTCGCAGGCGCACTACAACCCGGAGTGCGAGCATTGCGACCAGACCAACGACGACTGCCCGGACGTGCCGGTGTGGAAGTGCCTCGCCCAGGCGCGGGCGGTGCGCCGGATGGGCTGGCAGGACGTGTCGGTCTGCCTGCGCGCGAGGATGGGCGCGCAGTACGACGAAGAGACGGCCCGGAACGTGGTTGAGGAGTGCGAGGCGGAGGTGTCCCATGCCTGACCTCTGCCAGACCTGCAACGGCACCGGCGAGATCGTCGGCTGCTGTGACGACCTGTGCCACGGGCTCGGCGAGTGCATCCACGGGGACATGGTCGTGTGCCCGGAGTGCCACGGGGACGACTCGGACGACGGGATCGGCGACGACTACGACGACGGGGACGACTTCGACGACGACCCCCTGGGCCGGCCCGGGTTCCTGGAGTTCCTCGGCCCGACCTGCCGAGTGTGCGGCTGCGACGACATGCACGCGTGCGTGGTTCGCCGCGTGCCCTGCCACTGGGTCGAGGACGACCTGTGCAGCGCCTGCGCCGGGATGAACAAAGGGGCGCGCCGGCGGCGCCGCCGGGCCGAGAACCGGGCCAGGAAGGCGCGGGTCCGCGAGCTGCATCGGCGAGGCCAGCGCTCCGGCGGGAGGTACTGAGCCATGAGCATGCTCGCGCTGACGTTCTGGCGTCCGTGGCCGTCGATCATCCAGGGACCGACCGGGCCGAACCCGGAGCGCATCCCGCAGAAGCTGCTGGAGAACCGCGGGTGGCCGCTGCCCGCCTGGGCGATCGGAGTGGACGTCGCCATGCACGCCGGGCTGACGACGGACCGGGAGTCCCTGGCCATGATGGTCCGGGCGGGCTACCTGCTCCCGGACACCCCGCAGCCTACGGGCGTGGTGGGCGTGTTCCAGTTCACCGCGTGCGTCCCGCCCCTCCGGGTCCGCCAGTTCTGTCCGCCCGGCCAGGCCGACTGGTGGTGGATGGGCAACCTCGAGCGCCCGTCCGGCGGGGACCCGCACGCCTGGATGATGGATCGCGCGCGCTCGCTCGCGACCCCGGTCCCGTGCAAGGGGGCGCAGGGGTTCTGGCGACTGCCGCCGGAAGTCGAGGCCCTGGTCCGGGCCCAGCTCGGGGAGGTGGCCGGTGGCGAATGAACCGGCAGGATTTCGTGCGGAAGGCGTAACAGAAAGGAGTCGACCATGGAGCATCCCTGTAACCGATCCCATCCCAACGGCCTGGGCTGGCACGAGTGCGGCGACAGCGACACGCCCCGATGCGAGCCCGAGTGGGCGCGGGCGTGTCCCGGATTCGTCCGTCGTCCCGGACCGTTCTGCAAGCACCTGGCGTGGAGCGATAACGGCGTGCATCCGTGCAAGCATCCTGAGGCGGGAGTGGGGTACTTCTGCTTTGTGCAGGGGTTCAACGCGGGTTCGTGCACGCGGATGGAGCCGAGGTACTACGACGAGACGGGCGAGCCGAACCGTGCGGCGTACGACGAGGCTGTCTCTGGCACGGCCTTCGTGTGCGTGACGCTCGCTCGCCTTCAGCGCGATCGCGACGAAGCCCTGGCGGTCCTGGCGACGCTGGAACGGATGATTCTGGACCGCGGCGACGGGACGTATTTGTTGCATCGCGTCAATCCGGACAACCCGGCAGACGACAGGTACCCCACCGCCCGCGAGGCAATCGAAGCCTGGGGCAAGGCGCATCCGGAGGAAGGGCGATGAGGTATCTGATTCCGTTTCTGTTCCTGTTCGGCGCGTGCGACGGCGTTACGCGCGTGCCGCCGCGAGACTTCAAGAAGGTGGGAGTCGATGGCTACTACACCAGCCTGAAGTACGTCCAGATGCCGGACGGGCGGCCGTGCGTTGTCGCCCTTGGGCACAGCAAGGGCGGGGTGTCCTGCGATTGGAATTGGAAGCCGGGGGTGGAGCGATGACCCACACCATCACCATCGAATCGCCCTACTGCGAATCCACCGCCGGTGTGTGCGCGTACCTCGACAACGCGACCGGCGAGTGTTGGGGCGTCGAAGGGTCCGCGGAGATGGGCGCGGGCGTGCAGACCGTGGACTACGGCCAGGGGATGATCCCGCGGTACGGCCGGCACGTCGAATGCCCGTTCGGGACGGCGTGCGTCGTGTGGACGGGGCGGAAGACGAAGAAGGGGGAGGGGGAGGGATGAACGTCTGTAACGAGTGCGACCGGGCGGCATGTACGCTCCGGGGCGCCAACATCGAATCGTGCAAGATCAAGGCCCGCGCGGGTGCCATGGACAGGAGTCACGCGGTCATCCCCGCGGGTGAGATCGTCCGCCTGACCGCCGCCCTTGCCACTGAACGTACGGCGCGGGAGAAGGCGGAGGGGGAGCGGGACGAAGCGGTGCGGGCGTGCCGGGCTTGGTCGGAGTCTGAGGCGTCCGCAGTCCGGGGCCTGTCCACCCTCCGTACCCAGGTCGCGGACCTGACGCGCAAGCGGGACAACCTCCTGGCGTGCCTGGAGGCGCACGGTCAGGTCGCGGTGGAGCAGGAAAGGGCCGTAATCCGGGCCGAGGATGAGGCTGTTGCCCTCCGCGCCCAGGTCGCCTCCCTGACTGTGGAACGGGACCGGATGCGCAACCGCTGGCAGCAGGCAATGACGCTGCGGATGCACCTGGAACGCACGCACGGGGGCTGGACGAGCGTGTGGCCTGACAATCGGCGGACGTGGGAGGACGGTGACACGCCCGAGGCCGCGTTTGATGCGGCGGTGGCGCGGGAGGCGGGGTAATGGCTAACGACAACGACTGGAACAATGCACCGAGCCGAAGATGTGAGTGCGTGGGTGCGCCGCGGTGCGCGGCCGCGGTGCAGGACGCCCTCTGCGCACGGGCGGCGGCGGATGACCTGCGGGAGCGGTTGACGAAGGTTGCCGCGATCCTGAGCGAGCCCTTTGCGGCACGCGATCCGATCTGGGATGTCCAGGTCAACCGCATGGAGATCATCATCGTGCGCGCCCTCGCGGCGTGCGGGGACGTGCCCCGACCCAAGGCCACCAACCAGGAGGACGATCGATGAAGACCGTACACGGGCAGTGCATCGTCCTCAATTGGGAGGACACCCCGGACGCCTACCACGTCCGCGGGCACGTCACCGAGGAAGAGTTCTATGCCGATGTCGAGCGCGCTACGGACATCACGCGCGGCGACTTCGATGCTGGAGTCATGCATCAGAAGTGGTCGCCCGTCTTGCACGCCTACGCCCGATGGACCGTGGGCAACGGATGGGATGGCCCCTCGTCGTTTTTCGAGGACCTGCCGGTCAAGGGCAAGGGGGGCTGCTTCCCTGTCACGATGATCATGTCCGATGCGCAGTGGCGCAGTATCGAGACGTGGCGTGGTGCAAAGCTGGCGAAGCCCCCGACCCAGGCCACCAATGCGCCCACGGACGGGGAAAGCGCCACCTACCACAGAGCGGTTGCAAGCGCTGCCGCGGCCCTTGCGTCGAACGCGGCCGACCCTGAGACGCGGGGCGCGCTTTTGGCGGTGGCGACGGACGCCAAACTGGGCTGCGGCGACTCCTGCAACCCGTGTCAGCACCCGGACCCGTGCCCGCCGCCGTGTCCTCACATGCATGGCCGCTGCAAGTGGCCGGGATACCGGGAGGCGCGGCCCTGCAAGCACTGTCAGCACGAGGACAATCTGTACCTCGCGTCGGTGCCGCAACACGCGCCCACGGACGGGGCGCAGGACGGGGAGGGGTAGGATGGGTAATAATAGTGACAGGATTCCGCGCACTCCGCTGCCCACTGAGTACGACGGCGTGCCGATGTGCGACCAGGAGCGGTGCGAGAACTACGACGGAAAGCGGTGCGTGATTCTCGGGATGCGCCCTGACGCGGTGTGCAAGCCCGCCGTGTCCGCGATGGCCGCTCGGATCACGCGCATGGAAAAGGAACATGGCGGGATGTATCGCCGATTCTCGGACATCCTGCACGCCGCCGACCGCTTGCGGGGCGTCTTGGACATCCAGTACCACCTCACGGACTGGACACCGGAAATGATGACCCTGGCGCTTGACGCCATGGCGTCCAAGTTTCGCAAGTCCGAAGACGAGCGGGTGGCGGCGAACGGCGATGTGGACCGGATGCAGGACGAACGGCAGTCCCTCGCCCTCGCCCTGACCGGAAACGCAGACGCGCCCCACGAGGCGGTCCTGGAGGCGGCCAAGGCGGGGCGCGAGGCGAAGCGGAACGTAAATGCGGCTGGTGTCGCGGCTCTTGTACGCGCCGCGCGCCAGTATCGAGACGCAGTGAACGAGCGGGACTGTGATTTTCGAGCCTGTGGGGTGGGAGACAACCGAAAGTCGAATGTGTTTTTGAACAGGCTTGCGAATCGGGCGATGGAGGTGGACTTCGCGTTTTGCGCTGGCCGGGGCGTGCTTGCTGACGAGGGGTACGCCGTCCGCTCGGCCCTCAACCTTCCCCCCGACGCCACCCCGGACGAGGTCATGGAAGCGGCCAAGGCCGGGCGGGAGGCGGTGGAGCGAACCGCCCCCATTCTTGCCGAGCGCGCCCGCCAGGATGTCAAGTGGGGCGTGCAGGACCATCACCCGGCCGTGTGGGCGCTGATTCTCGGGGAAGAGGTCGGGGAAGTTGCAGAGGTCGTGCGGGTCGCGGTCAAGCGCGGAACCGGCACGTTCAACCCGATGATCCGGTCGGCCTTGAAAGACCTTGTTGACGCGGGACGGAACTGCAAGACGGTCCTTGAAATGGGCCCGGCGTTCCGCGCTCCGGACCTGCTCCGCGCCGGCCCCGCGACCATGGACCGCTACCTGGCCGAGATGGCGCAGTGCGCCGCGGTCGGAGTGGCGGCCGTCGAATGCGCGAACCGCGCCGCGATGGAAGCCAGCAAGGAGGCCGACCGTGGCTGAGCGATTCGACCCGGACGGTGCCCCGAAGCGGCGGGCGAAGAAGTGCGAGGTTCGGTGCGGGGAGTGTGCGCGGTTCCTGAGGGGTGGGAAGTGGTGCAGCCGCTACGCGCAGCGTGCCGACTGCTTCGGCTGCTACCACACCGCACTCGGGCGCGATGACGTGGACTGGAAACCGGGCGAGCCCCTGTTCCGTGGTTGCGACGGCCCCGCTTGGACGCGCGGACAGTGCGTGCCGGAAGGTCCGATGCGCGACGAAACCCTACTGTGCCGCGCCGACGACTTCGCCGGGGAGTGCAAGTGGTTTGGGAAGAAGGAGGCCGACCGTGGAAACGACTGACGCACTGGGCCCGGAGCAGATCGCGGAGCTGAGCGAGTTGGAAGCGCGGGCGACGAGGGGGCCGTGGCGCTACATCGCCGCCCTTCGTAACGCCGCCCCCACTCTGATGTCCATGCAGGGGAGGATCGTGGAGTTGGAATCCGCCCACGACGCCCTCTTGCACGCGCCCCACAGCGAGGCGTGTTGCTGCCCCTCGTGCGAGGGGATGCGGGAGTGCCAGGGACGGATCGTGGAGTTGGAGGGGGAGCTGCGGGCGTGCCGGCGGCGGGAGGCGGTGCTGAGCCTGGGGGTCAACGCCGTTCCGACCGGGGACGGGTGGCGACTCGATTGGGATGCTGCCGACCGCGAGATCATCGAAGCGATGGACGATTGGCGAGATGCCATCGGAGAGGATCAGAACGACTTCCTTGACGTGCCCGCCGCCCTCAATGCCGCTGCCGACGCCCTCGAAGCCGCCGGGCGGTTGGAGGACGCCAATGTCTGACCGCGTGAAGACCGACCGTGACCACTGCCCGCTCTGCACCCTGCCCGCGGACCGCTGCCCCGGACACGCGCAGTCCGTGGTGTTCGCCGCGCTCCGGAAGCGGGACGAACTGATCGCAGGGTTGGAAGCGGAACTGGACGCCGCGCGCCGCTTCCTCAAGTCCGCCTGTGCGCCGGGGCGCGCGTTTACGATTTACGAGGACGACGGCACCCAGGTCCACATCTGCCGCCGTGGCGTGATCGCGTCCGGGGCGACGATGGAGGAGGCGGATCGGGCTTGGGACGCGAAGATGGAGGATGGCGATGCGTGAACGACCGATCATCATGTCCGGGGAGTCCGTGCGGGCGATCCTGGACGGCAGGAAGACGCAGACGCGGCGGGTGGTCTGGCCGCAGCCCGAATTTGCGCAGGTACACAAGTGGAATAGCGTGGTCGTGCGCGACTGCGAATCCCGAGGGTGGGTTTGGAAGCAGCATGATTTCGGCGATGGTGACGCCGCCAACGCTAACCCCGGACACGAAATGCTGCAACTGTGCCCCTACGGCGCCCCGGGCGATCGGCTGTGGGTCAAGGAGACGTTCACCGAAGCGCACCCGTGTCAGATCGCGTCGGGTCGCTACTCAATCCCGGGCCGCGCCGGCATCCCGGGGAATCAAACGAGGCTCGGAGGATGCGAGGTTCGGTATCGAGTCGTCTACCGCGCAGACGGCGAAATCCCGCCCATTTGGCGCCCCACGTCCCCGGAAGCGCCGTACTTCACCACCAACCCAGATGAAGCGCGTCCCAGCAACGTGAAGCTCTGGCCGCGAGGCGAGGGGTTCCCCTGGTTCCCTTCCGTCCACATGCGTCGCGACCTGTCCCGCCTGGCCTTGGAGGTCGCCGAGGTCCGCGTCCAGCGCCTCCAGGACATCACCGAAGAGGACGCGCGGGCGGAGGGGGTGCCGGAAGAGGCGCTCGTGATCAAGGGGGCGCTCAAGATCGGCGACGAGAATCCGAAGCCGAGCGAGACTCACGTATTCAGCCCGACCTACAAGTTCGCCATCCTATGGAACCGCATCAACGCCGCCCGCGGCTTCCCCTGGGCGAGCAACCCGTGGGTGTGGGCGGTGACGTTTCGGAGGGTCGGCGATGCGTGACCCCACCCCCACCGTCTACGTCCTGCACTGGCACGACCCCGAGGCCCCGGGCATGGTCCGCACCGAGGTCTACACCGACCACGCCGAGGCCTGGCGGTGCAACGACGGCCTCCCGGCGTGGGCGGATGACTACCGCGCGCACTCGGGGATGACCATGCGCCTGGCGCCCGACCCCCGGGACGGTGCCGCGTCCGTCGCCCCGGAGCCGGGCTTCTGGTGCACCTGGTCCCCGGCGGCGTTGGCGAAGCGGCGGGCGGCGATGGGGGAGGGGACCACTCCATGAGCACGCAGTGGATCATCGCCCGCGGCGCGACCGTCCAGTTCGCGTACCCGGATGTCTCGCGTCGGGCCCGGGGCTCGCTTGCGTGGATGTTCCCCCTGATGGACCAGTACGGCGAGATCCTGTGGACGCCGCGCCCCGACGCGTCGAAGAAGAACCACCTGGTGCGGCTGGACTCCGGCCGGATCGTGAACGCTTGCCCCGGCGATCTTCGGGTCGTGCAGGGGCGGCAGGGGAGGCTGCTGTGAACGAGGGCACGCCGGTCTGCATCGTGGTCCGCGAGGGCGAGGGGTGGGTGATCCGGCTCGGGACCGTCGCCGAGTCCCGCGGGCCCGGCGCCTGGGTCGGCGTCCGTGACGCCCGGGGCGGGAAGCTGCGCCTGTGCCAGCCGGCCGCCGTGAAGCGGTCGCTGGACGAGGCGGAGCGCCTGGTCGAGAGCCTGAACGGCGCACTGGACGGCCGCGCGTTCGAGGGAGTCTAGGGGATGACCACCCGCAAGCATCACCGCTGCCCGTGCTGCGGGCACGCACTGCCGGAAGGCGCTACACTCGCCGTCGTTGTCCTCGAGCGCGGAGAGGACATCGCCCCGGTGCAGCGGTTGCAGGCGGCCAGGGAGGAGGTTCCGTGCGAGGAAAGAGGGGAGAGCGACATGGGCCAGATCACGGTGTTTCCGGGGGCAGCGCCCCCGTCCAGATCCGGGTCGCGAAGTGGGGCACCCGCAACGGGCGCCCGCGATGGGGCGTGGTCCTCTCGGGAGACAGCATCCCGGGCGGCCGGCGCTTTGTCGAGGCTCCGACAGAAACCGACGCCGAAGCGCTCGCGGGGCGGCTGATCGTCGATATCCAGGCGGGGGCGCTCCTGGACACGGAGTCGGGGCCGACGCCGACCCGGCTGGGCCCGCTCCTGGAGGCCTGGCGCCTGGAACGAGCGGAGGACACGAGGCTGGCATCATGCACGCAGGCCAACTATCGGCGGGCGACCCGGGCCTTGGCGAGAGTCCTGGGCGAGGCGCCACTCTACACCCTGTCCCGGGCGACGATGATCCGCTACGTCCAGGACCGGCGGCGGACCGTGAAGCCGCCCACCATCGCCCACGAAGTGCAGATCCTGGGGATGGTGCTGTCCTGGGCGCGCCGGCGGGGATGGTGGCAGGGGCAGGACCCGGCGGAACTGCTGCGGGACCTGGGCATCGGGTCGGGGACCTCGAGGCGAGCGCTGTCCCACGAGGAAACGGACGCGCTCCGGGCCACGCCCATGAGCGACGTGTTCCGGCTCGGGTTCGAGGCCTGCCTGTCCGCCGGGCTGCGGATCGGGGAGGCCATCACAAGGCGGTGGCAGGACTGGGATCGGACCCTCGGGATGCTGACCATCGGGGACGTGCCCGAGATCGGCTACCGCCCCAAGGGCCGGCGGGCGCGAGCGGTGCCTCTGACCGCGGGCCTGTCGCGGCTGCTGACCGAGGCATGGATGCGGGCGGGCCAGCCGAAGACGGGGTGGATCCTGCGGACGGTCGGCGGCGAGCGGTTCTGCGGACCGGACCGCTTCGAGGTGCAGATGGCGCAGGCGTGCCGAACGGCGGGCGTCGACCACGCTCCCGTCCACGCGCTGCGGCACACCTACGGGTCCCGCCTCATCGAGGCTGGTGTGGACCTGGTCACGGTGTCCCGGATCCTGGGGCACGCGAACACGAAGATCACGGAAGGCAGGTACATCCACGTCTTCCAGCACCAGCTCTCGGCTGCGGCCGGGAGGCTGGACGCGCTGGAGGCGGCGCGCGAGGCTGCAACCAACGCTGCGACGTCGCGCCGGGCCTGACGTGGAACCGGCCGATTTGAAAAGTGAAAGTCGGGGAGACGGGATTCGAACCCGAAACCCCATCGATCTAGGGTAATCGCGAACTTGGCCGCCTGCAACCGCAACCGGATCGGGGAGGTACTTGGAATCGTTGGGGGGATCGGGTGCGCTTTTCGAGGCACGCGGCGCCAGGCCTGGACCTCCGGCGCCGATCATGATCTTTGTCAGTCTCTCCACCGACTTCCACGTGCTTGCGAAAAAAGTCTTGACTCTCCCCGCAACGATGGTAGAATGGGTCATCGGGTTGAGGCGGGGGCCTCGGGCCTGGGGTGAAAAACGGGGAGACAAGAAGATGAACAGCAGCTTCAACGTGGTCAACGGCGTGGTGATGTTCGACTCGCACATGCTGGTCCGGTTCCCGACGCACGAGGCGGCGGTTGCGTTCGTGGACGCGGACCTGCCCCAGGACGAGATCGAAGGGCTTGGTCAGGACGAGTGTGAGGCCGAGGTCTGGGACGACACCCGGTCCGCCCTGCTGCGCGCGGTCCGCTTGGGCCAGGCCGAAGCGCTGGGCGGGCTGTTCGCCTGCGGACTCCGGATCACGGCGGACGATATCGGCACCGTCGAGTCCCTGACCGACCTGTTCAGCGCGCTGAAGGCCGGGGCCATGGAGATCACGGACGACCTGCCGACGTTCGGCGGCGCGGACGTGGTCGAAACGGGCGAGGTGTGGAGCTGGGACGCGACGCGCAAAATCGTCGGGACGTGCGCGGATGATCTGGCGCTCGTGGAGCGGGACGACGTTCTCCCCGCCGGCTTCCGCGCCCATGACGGCGTGACCGAGTGGGCCGACTGCTCCGCGTGCGGCGCCCACCTGGACCCGGTCAACGACAGCGACGCGCTGGCCGAGTGGGACGGCGGCTGCTACAAGTGCGGCGCCCCGGCGGCGCGCGTGGGCCTGAGGGTGACCGCCGATCGCGGTGCAACCCGGGTCGTGGATCTCCTGGCAGAGGTCTGCGCCCTGGACCCGGATGCCAGCGACGGGACCGACGACCTGGGGATCATCGTCCGCCAGGCTCTCGCGGACGATCCGGACTGCGCGGCGCAGGACATCCTGGACATCGTGCGCGAGGCACGGCAGGACGCGGCGACTGAGGCCGCCCGCGCCGAGGCCGAGCGGGCAGAGGACCTTCGCCGGGGGTACTAGCCGACCCCCACCCGACTCCCGAGGCGACTCGGGGGCCGGAGGGAGGCCGGACCCATTTGAGCCCGGGAATCAGACCCCGGGCCGGGAGAAATGACGATGAACGACAGACCGGAGGTCTTGGGGCGGTGGATCTGCTACAGCGACGGGACACTAGCACTGGAGCTGGAGGCGACAGCGGACGTGGTGTTTTTGTCCGCGTCCTGCCGGTGCGACCGCTACACCCTTCGCGGTGTCCCGGCAAAGCGCGTCGATCTGCTCGTCCAACAGGGACTGGACCTCGATAGCGGCACCATCCTCGTCGAAGTCAGCCGCCGGCATGGGCGGTTCGACGGCGCGATTCGCGACCGCATTGCCATCCGGGACGGTGACGGGATCGTGTCGTACCGGCACGAGGAGCCCGTAACGGCGGCACAGCAGGCCCGGCGCATGGGCCTGATCCTGGGTGGGGACGCCGTATTCCCGCTTGGCGTCGACCGCCACGACGGTCCCGAGGGGCCGTCCGTCCGGATGCGCATCGGCGCAAGCGGATCGGAATGGTCCAAAGACTGGGGCGCGCTGCGCTGGTGTCCGTCCACCGACACGCAGATCGTCCGGGTCGTGCAGTGGCACGCAACGCGGTACTACCCGTTCCTGGATTTGGCGGATGTGGAGCGGGTTGCGACGGAGGCGCCCGCGTTTGTGCCGGCGGGCGCAACCCTCGCCGAGATCAATCGAGGCGTGTCCCGTCTGCTGTACGAGGCTGCGCGTCAGGCGGGTTGGCGAAAGCTGACCCTGCGAGAGCAGGATCGTGCGGGGCTCGTCGGACAGTGGCACCGCGATAACGAGGTCTTGGTCGCGCTCGCCGCGGCCAAGGGCGACGGCTTCGGCACTGTGTCGGGGTGCGGCGAGGCTACCCTGCGAGCCGCGCACTGCATTCCTGGTACTTCTCCCTGGCTACTGGACGCCGAGTAGCCGACCCCCACCTGAGCCCGTCACCCGATGCCGGTGGCGGGCCGGAGTGGAGGCCGGAAGGTAGGAGACACGATGCGCAGTTCCGCAGCAGCCACGCGCCGCACCCGCGCCGCAGAGTCCTTCGGGAACGCTGCCGAGTGCATCGGCGCCGTGGAACCCGGAATGTCCCTGTTCGCGATCACCCGCGGGCAGTGGAGTATGATTGATGCCATCCTGCACGTCCTGGACCAGGTCGGGGCCGCCCGCCTCACAATCTGGACCTGGACGATCGCCGAGTACGAGGTCCAGGTCTTGCAGCGCCTGATGCTCGATTCGCGGCTGACGGGCGCGACCCTGGTCATCGACCAGTCGGTCCGCGAAAAAAACCTGTCGCGCGCCACCGCTCACGATTGTAGCGTCGGGATTGTCCGCCAGTGGAAGGACATCTTCGGGCCCGACTCGGTCCGGTACGTCCGCTGCCACGCCAAGATCGCGACCATCGAATCCGCGTCGGGGCTACGGGTATTGTGCCGGGGGTCCATGAACCTGAATTTCAACCCGCGGTTCGAGCAGTTCGACTTGACCGAGGGCGGCCCGGACTTCGACCTGGTCCGCGAGATCGAAGCCGAGCTTCCGATCCTTCCGGACACGTGCACGAAAGAGGACGCCCACCGGGCCACACGGACCACGGAGGCGTTCGATGCGTCCACTCTGGAAATGTTCAGCGGGGTGAAGGTATGGGCAAAGTGACGAGGGAACGGGTCGTCGAGGTCCTTACCGCGGCGGCCCGGAAGTCGGCGGGCTGCACCGGAGGACTGTTCCGTCCAGACCAGATCGCGATGTACGCGGACTCGTTCGTCAGCTACCAGGAGGCGGCGGACAACATCCGGAGGAACGGCGAGATCGTCTTCCACCCGCGGACCGGGGCGCCCATCGAGAACCCGTACATCGCGGTGCGGACGCGGGCCATGAGCGACCTGCGGAAGTTCGGAAGCCTTGACGGGTCGGCCCAGCTCTGGCTGGAAGCGGAGCCGGCGCCCGAAGACGCCCCCCCCGGCTGACGCGTGAGGGGTACAATCGGCTTCCCCTGACGCATCGGAGGACCCATGGGCACCATCCAGATCAGCAACGACGGCCCCGAGATCATCGCGACCAACTACTGGGAGACGCCGCTCCCGGGTCGCGGGCTGGTGTACGTGTCGGTCAACGCCCGGACCTTCCGGATCCTTGTCCCCCGCGGGTTCGAGTTGTCGGACTTCGGGCCGGTCCGCGAGGTCATCGTGTTCCGGGGGCCGTGGCCGGACCAGGGGATGCTGGACGCCATCGAGGTCCTGTTCGACGACGGTACGGTCTCGCCTTTTGCCCTGCACCTGAGCCCTGGGCAGATCGACCGACTGCCCGGGCTGCAGGACAGCGGCCGGCGTGACCTGGCGTGCTCGGTCTGGATCCGGGGCGGCAAGGGCCAACCCGTGAAGGCGTTGGAGTGGCGAGCGGGCTTCCGCGTGGTGCCGCGGATCCCGTGCCTGAAGCCCTGGGAAGAGACACCCGAAAGGAGTTCGTGATGACCTACACCCCCGCCATTCTCCGCGTGGCCCTCCTGACCCGCTACCGGGATGCCTCTTGGGGCGGCAAGGGGCGCGAGCGCTTTGACCTGGCCCGCTTGGCGACCGACTCGAAGATCCCGGACTGGCGCCTGTCCCGCTTGCTCGCGCCGGGGGCGACCGTAGAGCCCTCGCTTGCCGAGGCCGTGACGCTCTGCCGCCTGGCGGGGATCACGGTGGAGGACGTGGTATTAAATGCGCCTGCGGGCGAAGGAGGCCAGGATGCCTGACTACAACGTGACCACGAAGGAAGGGCGGGATGCGCTGCGGGCCGAACCGCGGTACTACGACGAGAGCGGGAAGCCGTCCAGCGAAGCCTATCGTGTCGCGGCCACTGCGTACAGGCCAACGGCCGAGGGCGAACCGCTCCCTCCCCTCGAGACCCTGCGAGCTCGCGGCGGGATCGTCATGACCATGACCACCTTGCAGCAGCAGCGAGATCGGCTCCTGGATCGCGTCGACGAATTGGAGCGAGCGTTGGCCGATCTGCGGCCGGCGGGGCATTACGAGTGCGAGGACCCGTGGTACTCGTGCCCCGCATCCGGGCAGTGCGCCCGCGAGTTGGGCAGCGAACAGTGCGACTGCAGCAAGGACGCGTACGACGCGCAGCTCCGGGCCCTGGGGCTGCTGAAGGAGAAGACCGATGTCTGACCACCCCGAAGACCGTACCGATGGCGTGCTTTGTGTCATCGGTAACCTGCGTGTCGGCGATGGATTGAAGGTCACCAGGACGGCCGAGGGAATCGAGATCGTGGGGAGCGGCCCGTCTGCGCGTGTCGCCATGCACCATCTTGCTGAGGAACTGTGCGGGCGTGGGCGCGGTGGCAAGATGCGCTTTCAGGAAGCGGACCCCTGGGGGATCGTTGTCTCGGAATGGAACCGCGCCGAAGAAGCCATGGTCGAGAGGCTCGCCAGCAACATCGCCAGGACCATCGAGAACAAGGCCATCGGACTGGACGCGGACCTGCGACCGGCCCCGGGCGGCGGCGGCAAGACTTGGGCGCACCGGCGGGCGGTCCGCGATGCCATGGCCGCCGGGGAGACGGTCCAGATCGCAGACCGGAACGGCTGGCGGGACGCCGACCCCTGGGACGCCGTCGCGGGGGAGTGCCCGGTGGGGCGCAAGGCGGAGGAGCATCGGAGCGGCGGGTTCTCGCACGTGCGCGACATCAACGACGCGAACTGCGTGCGCTGCCTGGACGCCCATGCCTTGAACCTCGACTACTTCGCGCGAGGGTTCGCTCTGACCCCCGCCCAGGTCGTCGCCGACAAGTGGCAGGCCCAGGTGGCAAGGGAGACGAAGAGGCCGGGGAAGCCCGGGAAGGAGTAGAAGATCATGACCGCCGAAGAACGTGCTGCCGAGCGCAACAACTGGATGGTGCGCAACCTCGATCCCCTGGCGCGCTTGCAATGGGCTACCCACTTGAGCAGGCTCGACTGGACCTGGTACGTCGTGTCGTTCATCCGGTCCCTGACGGGATGGGATGACATCGAAGTGGAAGTGGTGGAGGAATTCGCCAGGGTGCTGGCCCCGTACTTCGCGGACTTCGGGTGCACCGCGCTGGACACCCCCGAGAAGGTGGTCCGCTTCGCGATGCAGCGGTGGCCCCACGCTCGTGGGAACTACCGGAAGGTCCGGCTCTCGGAGCCGCGCCCGAAGGCGGTTGAAGTGTTCTCGGGCACGGCCCTCTCCGACGCAGAGATGTACGCCGAGGCATGCACGGAGTGCGCCGCCAAGATGACCGTGGTTCGTGGACCCCGCGGCGCGGTCCGCCATCTCGCCTGCCCAAACTGTGGAAGGTTTATCCGCAGGAAGGATGCAGGAAAGGTGCCGTGGGCGACAATTCCTACCTTTCCCTAACTTTTCCTGACGCAAAGCGGAAGGAGTAGCCGATGCCCATCTACACGCTCCCTGCTGGACCGGGCCCGACCGAGATCCCCAGCATGACCGCAGTCGAGTGGGCGCACTACGCGACCTCGCGCCCGGACTTCCGGTTGCGCCGCGTCGGTCCGAAGAAGCGCTACGCCTCCTGGACCACCGAGGCCGGATTCCGGATGCGTCAGACCTGGCTCACGATGGAGGACGGGAAGGTCGTCGTGAGCAATCCCAGGGTGATGGGGCACGAGTCTTTGGGGCGCCCGACATGATCGACCCCAAGAGCCTGGACCCGGTCACCACCCAGTGGTCCGTCGAGGAATCGGTGGACAACGAGCTGCACTGGAAGATCGTCGCTCGGCGGATCCACCGCGACGACGCCGAGGCGCTGGCCGAGTCCTACCGCAAGAAGTTCCCCACGCGCCGCTATCGGGTCTGCGATATCAGCCCGGTGCCGACTACCTGAAACCGCGCCACAGCAGCCACGTCAACGTCAGTGCCCTTCAACGCACGTCCCCAGGTACAAGCGACCACACCGACGACGAAACCTTCCCCGCGATGGTCCGCCGCACCATGTAGGTCCCGCGGGTCGGGTTGTCGAACTCGACCAGCAGGCCAGCCGTCCGCAGGGCCTTCGAGACCATGGACTTCGTGCCCCCGAACGACTCGCCCAGGATCTTTGCCTCCGCGGCCGCCACCCGAACCGCGGCCGCGGGCGCCAGGTACAGGTGCTCGTCGTCCAGCCAGCCGACCACGAGCCCGCGGGAACCCCGGTCGTCCCATCCCCAGGCGTTCGAGGTGCCCGGCCGGCCGCCGTACCGGGACGCCACGTGGCAGTGCTGGGCGTCCAGTGCGGCCCGAAGCAGGCGCAGGAACTTCCAGGCCAGCCCCTCGCGGTCGGCCGCCTGAAGCACGGGCGCGGGCGGCGCCACGTTCTCGCCCCGGCCCGTCTTCACCCCCAGCCCTCTCCGAACCCGCTGGCCGTCCTCAAAGAACTCGTGGAACCCGAGCCCGGTCATCGCGACCATGAACGCCTTCGTCTTCTGCAGCGGCCGGCACCCGTGCTCCCGGCACCATGCGTCGTAGCGGGCGTACAGGAAGTCCGCGGACACCGCCAGGTCGGGCCCGCGGACGCACTCCTGCATGATGAACCGCCGACTTGCGGGAGGTCGTGGCGGAATCCGCCACGACCCCGATCCACCGCTTCGCCCCCTCCGCGGTGGTCCTCTACGAATCCGGCCTGCACCTGGCGCTGATGCTGTCCAGGAAGCCGGCGGGGAAGCGACTGCGTCGGTGGCTGGCCGCCGCCCCTCGAACTCCCGCACGACACAGAGGTCACGCCCCATGGTTCACCTCCCGCTGGCGCGTCCGGGCGCTCTTCCGCTGTCCGCGCCGCCGCTCGGCCTCCCGCTCCTTCGACCGGTCGCGCCGGGACTCGAGGGCGTCCAGGTGCGCCGCGGAGTCGACGAGGTCGGCCCGGTACCCCTCGAGCGCCTCGAAGGCGTTCATCGCCGCGGTCTCCCGGGCGTACGTCAGGCCAGTTGCCAGGGGCTTCGTGTCCCCGCCGTGGCTCACGTCGTCCCCGGTGGAGCCCGTGGCCACGACCCAGCAGAAGTTGCCGAAGCGCGACCGCTCGTCCTCCTTCTCGATCGGCTCGATGACGATGATGAGGAGAGGGATCCCCTTGAAGCCCAAGTCTGCGCGTGTCATGATCCATTGCCTCCTGCGGCTCTCGGGCCGCGCTGTGCTTGGGGTCGGGCGGTCAATCTTTCGAGGGAGCTTCACCGCTCGCCAGAATTGACCCATGCCT